AAGCCGACCGCCAAGGGTTTCGTGCAGGCGTCGGCGGTCTACATCAACGGCAAGAAGGACTACACCGCCGGTGACCGGACTTCCACGCCGCTGGGCATGTCAGACCGTGACGATCCGATCTTTATCGAACTCAGCGGAGCCGGCGGCGACGCATTGACCAAGCTGCTGGATCGACGCCGGGTCGACAAAAACGGCGATGAGCTTCCGCTCAACGACGAACAGCCCTGGAAGTCGTTTTACTATGGCGATGCCACGGGCATCTTCGATTTGGAAACGCGTACCGTCAAAGGCGGTTTGATCATCGGCATCTTCAACCCCAGGGAATATCAGCAGATCACCACCGATACGTCCTGGGACGGCGAAGTCAGGGACATCCCGTCGTACGAAGCTGCGCTTCGCAATGCCTGGAAGTCGCCGACGACCAAGGCCGTGTTCAAGGCCGATCTGGACGAGAAGGCGACCCGGCGTGTGCTGGACAAGTGGAAGTTCTGGTTTCCGGCCGACCCGTCAGACCCCAAGTGCGAAAACGACGGGGCGCTGCGGGTGATGCCGATTCCTGAACAAGCACGGCATGTGGCCCAAGCGTTTCAGACTTATCCGGCCTTGCTGGAATTCTGCTGGCAGGAGACCGACTACTTGACCAAGGACGTGCTGGCTGTCTTGCGTCAGCGTCGCATGGCTGCGGTGCCGGGTGACCCGGCTGAATACATGGGTGAAACCCAGGCGGCAGCGACCGCCAAGCCGCCGGTTCGGCAGCCCAGGGTAGATCCGACCCAGGCAGCGCCCACGCGTCAACCGCCGCCCACTGATGAATTCAGCCCTGAATCTGAAACGGCTGGAGGCGTCGAGGAAGTCGGGTTTCAGGAAGCTGAAACCGACGCAGTTGCCGAGGAAGGCGTCGTCGAGGACGAAGGTTTTACCCCGGTGGAAGAAGAATCGTTTCCCGATGAAGTCGGCGGCGAGACCGTCGAAGCCGGTGAAGAAGGAGTTGTCGAAGGAACCGTCGAAGGCGAGGAAGCGACCGGAGGCGAATTCCAGGAGACGACCGAGGAAGCCGTCGAAGGAGTTGTCGAAGGTGAAGTCGCCGAAGGCGGCGAAGGTGAATTTCAGCAGACGGATGAAACCACCGAAGGTGTCGAGAGCACTGAGACCGCATCGTACGACGATGACCAGTATTTCGGTGCTGGTGGTGCGGAAGAAACCGGTGGCGAGACCACCGAAGCCGCCGATACCGATGAAGCCGAGCCGATTGCAGGTGATTCGTCGGATGTGGCGTACGAGGAAGAACAGCTGGCTGGATTGGAAGAGCCGACCGGCGAAACGCCCACGGATGCCGTGGTCGAACTTGATGCCGATGAACAACAGGCTCAACAATCCATGAACATGGCTCGTCTGCGTTCGTCCAAACGCACCAGCACGCCGGCTGCACCGCCGACCGCAACGCCTGCTCCGGCAGCACGCAAGCCGACTTTGCCTGCGCCGTCGGCTCAGGCGGCAACGCGGGCACCCGCCCCTAAGGGTGCTCCTGCTCCCAAGGGTGTCCCTGCTAAGGGTGCCCCTGCTCCTAAGGGTGCCCCTGCTCCTAAGGGTGCCCCTGCTCCTAAGGGTGCCCCTGCTCCTAAGGGTGCCCCTGCTCCCAAGGGTGCTCCCGCTTCCGCAGTTGCTCCGCAGCGGGCACCTGCGCCGAAGGGTGTTCCAGCAGCCGCTCAGCAGCGGGCACCGGCACCCAAAGGCGCTCCGGCAGCTGCTGCACAACGAGCGCCTGCGCCGAAGGGTGCTCCGGCAGCCGCTCCACAGCGGGCACCGGCACCTAAGGGTGCGGCCCCGGCGACAGCTCCTGCCCCTAAAGGTGCTCCGGCAGCCGCTCCGCAGCGGGCACCCGCTCCTAAAGGTGCTCCTGCCCCGAAGGGCGCTCCCGCTCCTAAAGGTGCTGCAGCGAAGAAGTAGTCGGACATAACGAAAGCACGGGGATCGGCAATAAGCGGTCCCCGTGCTTGTTTTCAGATCAACAGTCATGGAACAAAAACGAGCCCCCCGTAAGGTCCTGTCGACTACTATCTCCAAGACGGTGTTCACCGGCGACGCAGTACCTGTTGCGTCGCCACCGGTCAGACCGTCTCACCCGGTCGCTTCCCATAGCGGAACGGGTACGGTACGCAGGCCGCAGAACAACCCGCTGGCAAAAGCCCAGCAGGCAATGAAAGAAGACAAGAATGCCCATCCGGGCATTCCGTCCCGCGTTGTCGTCAGCATGGACGAGCGCAAGCTGAATAAGAAACAGATCGCCAAGCTCCAGGCATGGCGAGGTGCCGGCAAGGGAAAGGCAATCGACACTTACTGGGACGCACAGTTAAAAAAGGGCCGCGAGACGTTCACGCACAACTCTGTCATCGTCGCCGGCGACGAAGCCAACAATCTGGTCATCGGCATTCCCATGCCGTCCTTGGCTTTTGAATATCTGTTGTGCCAGGACGTGTTGCCGTTGGGCTTGATCATGCACTTGGTCGGCCTGCCCGACGCACTTAAATCATCGCTGGCTTTTGAAATGATGCGATGGATCAGGGCAGCCGGCGGCGGAACGAATCTGTTCGAGCTGGAGTCCAAGTACGACGACAAGTGGAATCGCACGATCACCGGTCTTGAGCCCGGCGAGAAGAACGTCATCGTTGACTTCTGCCACTCGGTTGAAGAATGGCAGACGCGATTGCAGAAGCGTATCGAATGGCATCAGCAGTCAATGGAAGGAACAACGGAGAATCCAGGTCCAGGCCGGGTATTTCCGGTAGGATTCTTCGTGGACACGATCATGGGCAAGGCGTCCTACGAAACGCAGGACAAGGTGCATAAAGAGGGATTCGCCGGCCGCAACTTCCCCGTGGAAGCGTTGAGCATCACCACGTTCATGAAAACCGTGCCGCAGATGATCGACGAATGGCCGTTTTTCCTGTGTCTGCTCAATCATCTTAAACTCGGAAAGAACGAGCAGGGAATTGAGCAGAGAAACATTGCCGGCGGTTCGGGCGTGAAATTCCAGGAATCGTTTGAGCTGGAATGCTCTACTATCAAGAAGCACATCAGCTGTCTGGACTGGGACGGACGAGTCATTCGTATCAAGAGCTACAAGAACTCGTTTGGACCCAGCGATCGGTCGATTGAGGCCCGCCTTCTGTACGGCGATGAGCCTGACGAATCCGACCAGACCGGACAGCGACGATGGGCGTGCTGGGATTGGCACTGGTCAACGGTAAAAATGCTGACCAGCAAGCCCTGCACCGAAGGCCGCCTGTCAATGCGGTTAAAAGAGGAAGGGATTCACGTCGATGTCGACAAGACAGGAGACGCGACCGCTACAGCATGGTCGGAAACCCTTGGCATCAAAAAGAAGGATGCGATACCATGGGATCAGCTGGGCCGTATGCTGGCTGACAACGTTGATGTCAAGGAACGAATCAGACGAGCCTTGAGCATCAAGCGGCGTCCGCTTCTGCAAGGTGATTACCTTGAGCAGATGGCCGGATACATGAAGAAGACAGAATGAGTAAGAATTGGTTTAACGAACTCAATGCAGACACGACGGGCATGGAAGCCCGCCTGGCTGTGGATGACGATCAGAAGTTCGAAGAAGGACAAGTCAGATTCACCCTGCAGAAATTCAAGCTGCAGTTCTATGCCCGGCAGATGGTCGAGCAGGAACGTCAGCAGCACGGGTCGAATTATCTCAAGTTCGCTATCTTCAACGAGATGTTTCCGTCATTCCCGTTCATCATGGGGGCTTCACGCCTGAGAAACCTTCCGATCATTCGCAATGGTCGAACGCTGGCCAAGACACCCGTCGATTACGAGGTTCATCGAGACTCGGCCAGCACCGAACCAGCGAGATTCAAGAACTTCGGCCGTGTGCCGTTCCAGTGCGCCTATCAGTATTTCTACGACAAGGCGTCAACGGACGACGACGGCCGCAAGGTTTGTCTGACGTTTCCCCGGAAAGGTTTCCTGCGTGGTATGTGCATTCACAACGACAGTTCGGAAGAACACTGGACAAGCGGGCTATCGTGGGTGTACAAGATGCCCAACGGAAGTAGGATCTACGTGCAGCCCTACTCAGCCCTGTTAGACGCCATCCATAAAAACGGACGAGGATGGCGGCCTGATTGACTTGTCCGGAACTTCAACTGGGTATAGACTTCGAGCCAGACAGAACGTCGATCAATACCCCATTTCATTTTTTCAGGAGATGCCATCATGGCAAAAGGTAAGACAGCTCTGTTGCCCGAAGAAGCAAAACGAGCTGACGTGTATCGTGAGATGACCGGCGACTTGAAGACCGTGGCCAAGACCCTTGACGAGATGGATCAACGCTCGTCACGCGGTTTTGTCATGCTGCGCTACGACATGGGCGCGGCTTTGAAGCCCGTCTTCGCCGAAGGAGCCAAGTACGGCAGCAATGCCGTCAAGCAGCTTGCGGTGTTCCTGGGCAAGACCCCTACTGAGCTGTATACGCTCAACGCCATCGCCACCAAGTGGACCCGGTCGGAAGTTGACGGGTTGCTCAAGCGCAAGATGGGCATGGGCGGCTATATCGGCTGGCAGCACCTGGCCGAGATCGTGGTCATCGACAAGGTGCCCGATCGTCGCAAGATGATCGATAAGGTCTTCAACGACTCTCTGTCGTCGGCGCAGATCAGCCACATCGTCAAGTCCGAGAATCTGTCCAAGGGCACTCGCGGATTTGGCGGCGGCCGCAAGCCCACGCCACCGGAGAATCCGCTGGCGGCTTACCAGCAGATTTACAGCCAGGCTCTGGAATTCAACAACCGCGTTGAAGGCTGGGAATCCAAGGGCATGGACGTCATCGACGAGATTGCGCCGGAATCTGTCACGACGATCATGTTGGAGAAGGTCACCCTGGCTCTGGAGCAGTCCGAGACCATGGTCAAGAACGTCAACGACGTTCACGAACGTTTGTCCAAGAACAAGGAGCGCATCGAAGCGATCCTTACTCAGCAGCAGGTCGATGCCGAGGCGGCACAGGCCGAAGCAGCTGCAGCACCCGCCGAAGGCGCTGAATCCACCGACGAGAAGCCCAAAGGCAAGGGCCGGCGTCGTCCGGCTGCTGCCGCCGCAACCGCGTAGACGGTACGGTAGGCTGATCTGATACGAGAGCCAGAGGCTCCCGGTGGTGTTGAATAGCCGCCGCCGGGAGCTTCCGGTCTATAAATCAACTTTTGCGATCATGAGTCAGGAAGTGAACAGCTTCACTGTTTGTGTGCTGTTATTCGGCGATCACGTCGAACTGGCTCATCGTTGTTTGAATTCGATCTGCCAGGCGTACGACCCGCGATATCTCAAGTCACTACGGATAGGCATGAACCAGGTGTGTTCCGAGACACGAGACATGGTTCAACTCCTGCCCGAGGTCTTGCCCGACACTCAGATCTTGTTGTACGACGCAGGCGACAACAATCGCCTGAAATACCCAATGATGCGTAAGATGCTGCATGATCCGGCGTACCCGGTCATCACGCCTTACGTCATGTGGTTCGACGACGACTCGTATCTTGAGGACGGTTTGGGCTCAGCCTGGTGGCAGCAGCTGACTGAATTGATGCGGACCAGCGATATGCTGGGATCGCTTTATCGGTTTCCTCTTAGTCCTGCCCAAGCGCAGGCCATCGTTAAACAGCCGTGGTATAACGGCAAGCCGCCCATGTCGCGGTTTCTTTTTGCGACGGGCGGCTGGTGGGTGATTCGGACACGGATCATCCAGCAGTTTGATTACCCGTTTATGGACATCGTTCACAACGGCGGCGACACAACGCTGGGCGAATTGCTGCGGCAACAGGAAAAACGTCTGCTGCAGTTTCGCACCGGCGTACGTGTTAATGCCGACGAGGAAGGCCGCGAGAGCAAAGCGGTCCGTCGAGGTCATCATCGGCCGCCGGTGTGGTCGGATTGGCCCAATCCAGTCGATCACAGTTGTCATGACTTTGAAATCACAACACGGGTACTACGCGAACCAGCCGGTACGCATCTGCGGCGGAATCCGACATGACCATCAACGTTCGTTATCTCGACGTGTCGGACGCCATCAAATCCGGCAAGCAGCCGGTTTTGCACGTAAACCGCCCTTTTGTGAATCGGACCGGCTTGCCAGCGCCGTTCTCTCGTTCGCAGCCTGGCCGCACCGGAACGTTCTGGGTGCCCAACCGCCGGATACTAGACCCGGCCGATCAAGGCTGGGCCTGCACCAAGCAGGGCGACATTGTCATTGTGCCGTTGTTTGCCTACCAGACGTCAAGCCCGTCGTCATCTAAGCTGGTGGCGGCAGGCATGACGCTGGGCATTGCCGCCATTGACGGCTTTCGTCGCATCCACGGGGCAATCCCCATTGAATCGCATTTGTTCGTCAGCGATCGCTGTTACCTGGACGAAGCCAGGAATCGCTACGACTTTTATTTTGGTCTAACCCTCAGAATTGCATAGGAGAATTCATGCCTCAACCGACATTACCCCGTGCCGGCACGCCCATAGTGCGGACTCCCGTTGCCGTCGCCGCTCGTTCAGCCATGCCCGTCGTACCGATCAGCAAACGGGCTGGCACGCCGGCATCCTCGGCGGCCGACAAGACGGTCGGCTTGCTGACCGGCGGGAAGCCTGCCGGCTTGCTGACCGGCGGGAAGCCTGCGGGAGAGCCGCCCAAGGACGACCCCAATGTGGTCGACTTGATTACGGACGCTGACAGCGCCATCAAGCAGATAAAGTCTAACGCGGCGGCTTTCAGCTTGGCATCCAATGCCGCCGACAATACCAATATCAAGCGGATGCCGCTGATGACCTGGACAGCCAACTTTCGTGGCACTCCAGTGGAAGTCACCTCGGATACCGATCAGCTTACCGACGCACAACGCGACAAGCTCGTGAACATTTTGATCCAGCTGCACGGCAACGATCTGCTGGCCAGCGCCCACAAGCTGCTCGATAGCGCCCAGGCTCTGGTTGATTCGCTGGAGGAAACCATTGCCGCCGACAAGACGCCGCCGGCCAAGCCCAAACCATCGCCCGTGGTTGAGCCGGAGCCCGCCGAGGATCTTTACTCCGACGAAGCCGGCATACCGGTCGACGACTAAGTTCAGGAGATAAGTTAAGGAGACGTCTTATGTCTAAACCCCAAGAATTAAAGGATTTGGAGAAAGCCGTCTACGAGGCGTTCCCCAACGACGGCTTGTATGCCAAGGCAATTGACGTTGGCGACAATCATTCAGTTCACGTCGGCATCTATGTAGGCGGCAGGCCCATCTCCTTGTTCGAGGACCGACCGGAAGTCGGCACTATCGAGATGTGGAGCCGAAATCACGAGCTGAGCGCAGAGGAGAACGGCGAACGAGACCGGACTTTGTTGCTGCTGCAGGCGTTGTGTCGGTTTTATAACACCGGCGGCAGTAAAGTTGAACTGGACTGGTACGTATCCCAGATCGAAACCATCCCCAGCTGGCCGGTGCTCAGCCCTCCTGGTTTCGGCCTAGTCAGCAGCGTGCTGACCGAAGCCGGCACGTTCGAGCATCTGTTTGCCAACCCCGACAGCCGTTACGTGGTGCGCTGGGCTGAGGGTCAGTATTTCGATATATTATCGGAGGTGCAATTCAACAATCAGGTGTTGCAATCTGAAAGGGAGCAAGCCAATGAGTCGGAACAATCCGAGAGAGACAATCGGGTCCCGGCCGGAGACTCCTTTACCCGTAGCCTCCCAGGAGCCGTACAGGATCGAGCAGATCCTCAAACTTCGCCGGACGATGGAAAAGGAGCTTAGTCACTACGTCGGCACCACACCCGTAGGCCCGCAGTTCGAGCAATTCGTCACCGATGTTCGCGACTTGCTGCCCGGCAAGATGCCTGACAAGCGGCCCCAGGACTACGACAAGGTATTCGATTCACTGAGACACATGGCCGGCCAGCCGATCACCAAGGAAGATCTCAGAGACAATCTGTGGCGGCTGGCCGGCAATTTGAAACGCATAGACGGACACCTCGCCGTTCCTCCGTGGACATGTCAGCCGCAGGCCGAATGGGTGCCGGCCAACATCACGGCTATCCGCCGCCGTCGCAACAATTCCGGTGTGCTGGGCTACTTGTTTTACTTCCGCATTCTGGCAGGTCCGGCATGCCCCATGATCGTCTCCAGGTTCTGGACCAGCAGATTTTGTTACTTCCTGGCTGAATACATGGGGTTTCTCCGCGAGTACAGCTCGGTCAACCGCAATGCGGACATACCCAGGCGATTGTTTCATCATCCGTCTGAGTTCGTGACGTTGCGGCTTGAGCTGTTGTTGGAGTCACGGTTGTCTACGGGCAGAGAGCCTGGATTCGAGCGGGTGCAGGTGCCCCCGGCGCTGCTCAAGTTCAATCTCGAACAACTAAAGTACCGCGATCGCATCGACGGCAAGCCGTACATCTGCCCGGAGGGCTACCCGGAGGACTTCCTGTGTTGCACCTGCGAGGTCGGCTACAAGAAGTGCCGGGCGGGCTGCCACGCGGAAGACTACATTGTGGGCAGCTGCCCGTCGTGCCACAACGATCACGCCTGGTTTGACCCGGAGCTGCTGAGCGCCGTGTGCGTGATCTGCTACGAAAAACAACAGATAGAAAGAGAGGCGACCTAATGCCGATGTTTAAGGTTGACGTGGTGGAGATTCGCCACGCTCCCTGCACTTACACCGTGGAAGCCGATTCGGCCGACCAAGCCTATGTAAAGGCCAGTATCGGCGATACCGTCAGCGAAGATAATAACGGCAGCTACGAGGTTGCCGATCGGAACGTTTCAGTTGTAATTGAGGAAGGATAAGTTAGATGTCCGCAAACATGACCATTAACAAGATATTCAACGCTGCTCCCGTGTTCGACTTGCTGGAAGGTTGCGATCGCTGGGAGATCAACGTCGACAAGCATTACGGCATAGTGGCGCTGGTCGACGTGATGCCACGAATGGTACCTGCGGGTCGCACGGCCGATTCAGCGATCGTACAGGCGGCCCGCACCAGCACCGGCAAAGGGATCAGCACGCCGGCCAAGGATCGTGCCTTGATCCGCCGGCTGTACCGCGACATGCACACCAGCCCGTTCGAGATGGTGGAGTTCAAGTTTCACCAGGTCCTGCCGATCTTCGTGGCCCGCCAGCTGATCCGTCATCGCACGGCGAATGTGAATGAATATTCCTTGCGCTACGCTCCGGCCAAGGATCGGTTTTGGTTTCCCGATGGGCCTGAGTCCATCCGAGCCCAGAGCTTGACTAACAAGCAGCACACCGAGGGCGGCATTCCCTTGCGGGATGCGGCTGAATTCATCGAGTCGCTGCATGAAGGCAGTGAAGATCAGATGACGCGATATCGCAAAGCCTTGGAGGCTGGCGTCGGCCGCGAGCTGGCTCGTACTCATCTGCCGGTCAACTTGTACACTGAGTGGTATTGGAAGATCGACTTGAACAACTTGCTCAAGCTGCTGGGTTTGCGACAAGACAAGCATGCCCAGGCCGAGATCCGCGTCTATGCCGAGGCCATGTACGAGCTGATCAAGGGCATGGTCCCCGAGTCGTTGGCGGCCTACGACGACTATCACGTCAATCGCGGGGCTGTCACGTTCAGCACGTTGGACATCCGCGTCATCAACGGCGAAGATCCGGCGGCTGTCTACGACAGCGAAAACGAAGCCAAGGCGATGATCGAAAAGTGCGACAAATGTGCGGACACCGATCATCATGCTTTGGGTGCCACCGGGCCGATGGGTGCGGTGGCCAGCAGGATTCTCGCGGCGATGTACCAGATCAAGCAGAACGCGGCGGATAAGGCGGCAGCTGACGCTAACGCCGATGCAGACCGGAAAGGAAGTTAGACAATGCCGCGATACGCCGCCCGCACAGAAGTAAGCCCCGAAGATTCGCGCGGCGAGATTGAGCGCCTCGTACGAAAGTACGGGGCGCTTGGTTTCGCCTATGGGTATGAGGGCAACAAGGCCATGCTCGGCTTCAAGACCAGGAGCCGCAGCATCCGGTTCATCATCCCGATGCCTGATGAGCCGGAGGATATGACCGTCGTCAAGGAGCGACGCAAGTACGAGCAGGAAGTCAGACGGCTGTGGCGCTCGGCTGTTCTGATCATCAAGGCCAAGTTCGAGGCCGTAGAGAGCGGCATCGTCACGTTTGACCAGGAGTGGTTGTACTACATCGTGACCGACGACGGCTCTACCGTGGGAGATCATATTGTGCCCCAACTCGGTAAAGGCAAGCCGATGCCATTGCTTCCTGATTTTCATTCCGGTAACTTGATCGAAGCCGAAGCCAAAGTGATACACAGGAAATAGGAAGCATCATGTCCCTGCAGGCCAGATTATCTCAGAGCGATCCCCGACTGTACGACCCTAACAGAGACATCGCCCACAACTTCGAGTTTGTGGTCAAGAAGGCTGCTGACTTCCTAGAAGACAGGCAGTGGCCGGCGCTGCACGAATGGCTGGACAGTCAGGGAGTCACGCTGGATGATCTGGGACACGCCTGCCAGGCGTACATTCTGTACGTCTCAACCACTGCGCAATATAAGAGCGAGACGCTGGCACAGGGGCTGCAGCGGTCGGGATGGGATCAAGTGCCCGAGGCCGCCAAGATTGCCCATCAGGCGTACATCGGCTTGATCATGACCGGAATGTGGTATCACGCCGCCAGGGCTTCGTCGATCGGCGGAGGCTCGAACATGGATGCCGTGGCCCTCGTGGAAGAGGGCAGCCGTATTGCCCGGCGGATGACAGGACCGTGGTGGAAATGGAAGTTGCGCCGGCTTGTCGCCGCCGTGAAGAAGTTTGTCAGCCAATGTCGAAAATCAAACCCGAAGAACTAAGCAGACAGACCATGCAAGCCGGAATCATCATCAATCGCCTCTTGGCATCTTTGAAAATGCCACAGATTCCGGACAATTATTGTGCGTTCGACACTGAGACCACCGGCTTTGACCGGAATAAAGATTTGATCATCGAATGGGGTCACTGCATGGTGCATGACCGTAAGGTGGTCAACCGTGCGTCATTCCTGATCAACTGGTACGACCCTGCCAGCGGTATCCCGCCGTCGTACATCGACGCTCGCCTGGAATGGATCGCCAACCAGATGCGGGTCAACGGGCGTACCTGGCGGATCACGCCTGAGCTGCTTAAGACCAGGGGCATGTCGCCGGTTAAATTCATTCCCTGGCTGTTGCAGTACCTGAGGACGGTGCAGGAAAGCGGCATCATGTTCGCTTCACACAACGGCATCAACTACGACACCCAGATGATCACGGCGCATTTCAAGCACAACCTGGGCGAGGACTTTGTCTTTGGCCCCGACGAGGTGTTTGACACTGGGGCGATCGAGAAGGCCAGTCAGATGACCGACACGGAGAAGGCCATGCCGGCTCTGGGCGAGGCGATGAACGAATACTTCCGCCGTATCTGCTACTGCCATGCACCAGGAGCGATATGGAACCTTGACCAGCACGTGGTGACCAAGTACGACATGATCAAGAAGTACGGGCTGGACCCGACAAAGATGCACACCGCTGGCGAGGATTCCTTTGCCCTATATTGCCTGATGGAGGAGTTCCGGCGGTTGACCGATGAGACGCGTGACGAATTCAGCCACATGACCTTTCCGCCTCGGGCACCCCTGCCTGTCAAGCCCGTCAAGACCGTCAAGCTGTCCAAGCCGGCGGCCCCGGCGGCCCAGCCGCGTGTACAGGGAACCACGGCTGTGTACAATTCGCTTCCAGTCAGGCCCAGCTACCGCAGGCAGCGCAGCCGCTGACTACAAAAGTTGTTTTCAAATCAAGGAGATCGACGTGACCAAACTACAGCCACTCGGCACTAAGCTGGTTGTGCGTAAAGACCGGCCAGCAACCAAGACGGCAGCCGGCATCATCATTCCTCAAAAGACGCTTGACAAGGAGGCTCCCCGTAAGGGCACGGTGGTGGCCATCGGTCCCGAGGTGGGATTCAAGAGCTTCGAGGCTCGCCGGAAGCTTATTGAAGTGCTCCGCCAGGACATCAAGTCCGAGGTGTTTCCAGCTGGGACAGTGGAAGGTTCAATCGCCCCGATCTGGACTCCCAGGATCGGTGACACTGTCCTGTTCAACGCTTTTGCCGGCACCGACATCGAAGTCGGCGAAGGCAACGAGATGGAGTTGCTGACGGTCATGCTGGAAGACGATGTGCTGGCTATCGTCAGCGATGACGGCAAGACCGCCAGCGACGAGTTCGCCACGGCGGCCAAGGCCGTGACGGGCACGTCCAAGAAACAGAAATAATTAGCGTGATTCGCCATGGCCAAGAAGAAGTTAGTCAAGGACATGACGACGCAACAGCGGCGAACGCGGCAGCATAAAACCAATGCCGATTCGCCGCTGTGGCGTCGCAAGGCGCTGTCCATGTGGTCGGAGATGGTGCGTCTGCTGGCTAGTTACGAGTGCGAGTTGTGTAAAGCGCCGGCCAGCGAAGTACAGCTGCAGGCTCACCACTTGCTGCCGAAGGAGCGGTATCAGTGGCTCATGTTCGCTCCCATCAACGGCGTGTGTCTGTGTACCCAATGCCATAAACACAGTCGCTATGCCGCCCATCGTAATCCGATCTTTTTTGCCGTGTGGCTTAAAGCCAACCAGCCTGAGAAGTACAAGTGGGTTCTGCAGCACGTACACGACGAGGTACAAAAGTCAGTCGTGTTCCAGCGGGCCTACAACTACCTTTACGCTCGGGCGCTGGCTTTAGGCTGGGACCCGGCGAGAAAGACTTAAAATGCTAAACGAAGTCACAGACGACCCAGACGTGTCGCCGATCGAGCACTTCCAGAAACCTCCTTTTCTGGTGCAGCCTAGCGACTACGGAGACGGGTCGATTTTGTATCGCACGGACGGTTGCAAGGTTTACGTGATGAAGCCAAATAAGGTCAGGAGAACGTCGCAGTTCAGCGACTTGCTGATCGAGCTGGATGGATTTAACGGCGGAGCCTACTCGCCAGAGCAAATGACCGAGGTCGGCTTCATGCTGATCCAGGCTGCCATCACCGCCCGGCGGTTTCTAAAGAATACCCTGAGCAATCAGAAGAAGAAAAAGGTCTCTCAGCGGAACAAGGGCCGGGACGAGCGGCGGCGGAAGTACCTGATGCGGGAGTTGGCTAAACTGGAGAAGAAGTAATGGTCAAAGCTAACGGGAAAATGATCAAGGTTCGGTTTAATGCGTCATTCGAGGTTTTAGTGTACGTGCCCGAAGGTATAAGTGAGGAGGACGCTATCGCTGACATCGAAATCCCTGAAACAGTCGGCTGCAAGTACCGGCCGGATACTTTCACGGTCAGTGATGTAGAACAACTTGGGATTAAAGAATGATGCCGATCACATACGTCAGCAACCGTCAGCTGTTGCGTGATATCGAGGAGTGGGCCACGGTGCTGCCGCGATTCGATGCTTATGCTGGCGTGCCCCGAGGCGGGACGTTCATTGCTTCGTACCTGGCCTGCCGGCTCAGCGCACCGCTGGTTTCCCTGGATCACCTGTACACTCACGACGTGATGGAAAATCACAATCTGTCGGTGCATATCGACCCCATGAACGTCACCAAGTTCAAACCGTTTCCAGGCCACGCACGTATTCTGGTCGTCGACGACAATGTCAGTGTCAACACTCGTACGTTCACTCGAATTCGCAACATGCTGGGCGGATTTAACAGATCCAAGATGACCATCTGCACGGCGACGATGTATCGCAGCAATCCTCACACGCCGGTGGACTACTATTTCAAAGACGTCAGTCCTCCGCCGATCTTCGAGTTTGACTGGTTTCGCCGCCACTACGTTCAGCACGCAGGCATCGACTTTGACGGCGTGCTGTGTCCTGATTACGGCCCTCCCGAGCAGGAGCATCCTGACCCCGGTTACTTGAATCACCTGCAGAATGCCAAGTGCAGGATTGCGCCTGGTTTTACGGTCAAGGCGATTGTGACTGCCCGCCTGTCACGACATCGGTCGGAAACCGAGAAGTGGCTCAATGATCACGGCATTCGATATAAGGAGCTGATCATGTATGATTCGGACTCCGCCCAGAAACGTCGCGAGCGGGGCGACTGGTGGAGGCATAAGGCCGACTTCCTGGCCCGGCCGGACGTGTGGTTTTTCGCTGAGAGTAATCGGCACGAAGCCAAGGCGATCTGGGAGCGCACCGGCAAGCCGGTGATCTGCACCGACACGGGAGAAATGTTCAAGTGAAAGAAGGCTATCAATGGCAAAAGCGGCACAACCTGAGAAGCACGAAGTATGGTTTCTCTGGGGGACCGAAGCCTGCAACAAGTACAACAGTGAAGGTAATGTCGAGGAGCACGATTTAACGCATCACGAATACGCTACTAAGGCCGAGTTGGATGCGTTCATTGAAGGGGTAGAAGCGGCTGAGGGGTGGATGGAATCTCAGCAGTTTGACGAGAAGCCAGTCAGCTCGTCCAACGAAGAAGACTCGTTCAAGGAAGAAGACGAATGAAACTGAAAACAACTTTTGCGGTTCACAAACAAGACTGTCTGATCGGTGTGCCCCGGCGTGTCGCCGAGGGTCTGCCCACCTTGGCTGCGTTTGATCCGCCCTACAATCTGGGCCAGCCCTACAGCGACTACGTCGATCGTAAGACCCAGGACGAGTACATTTCGTTCTTGCAGCAGCGGGTTGACGTGACCTGCCGGCATATGCACCCGCACGGCTCGATCTGGATTGCCATCAACGACGCCAACGTGTCTGAGGTGGACGTTATGTGTAAGGGGATGGGGCTATTCCCCCGCAGGAAAATAATTTGGCATTACACGTTCGGCCAGAACGGCACCAAGAACTTCACCGCCAGTCATATCACCTGGCTGTACTACACGATGCACCAGACCAAGTTTACCTTCAACGCCGACGCGATCAAGGTGCCCTCGGCGAGGCAGCTGGTCTACAACGACAAGCGGCAGGCTGCCGGCGGCCGTCTGCCTAATGACACTTGGGTGCTGCTGCCCGATCGTGAGCCGGCGGCGTTCAAGCCCGTTAGCAACACCTGGTTGTTCAGCCGCGTGTGCGGCACTTTCAAGGACAAGATCGAGGAAAGTCCCAACCAGATGCCGGTTGAACTCATGCAGCGCATCGTCAGCGCCTGCAGCAACCCCGGCGACACGGTGCTTGATATTTTCAACGGCACGGGTACCACCGGCGTGGCTGCGTTGTCCCTGGGACGTAGTTACATCGGCTTTGACGTATCGGCGGCCTGCGTCAAGGCGTCCATCGAGCGTATTGCAACTCATAATTTCAACGCATATAAAATCGCCTGACGCAGTAACTACTGTCGCGGAAAGCAGAGGTCGATCGTGCAGAAACCGGAAGACAAGATCCACCCGATCGTCGAAAAAGTGATCTGCGACATGTGCGGCAAGTTTTTCGGTTACATAAGAGAAAACGGCACGGGGCCGCAGTTCGACGAATGTGATTTGCATGAAGTAGAACGCGTGCCTAACGAAACGGTGCAGAAGCTGATTGCGAATGGTAATTACACAGCGGCTAAAGAACTGGTGGAAACCCAGAAACTACATATACCGCCGTGTCCCATGAAATTGCGTCTATTGCGTTATGAGCGTGTGCGTCGCCCTACCGGTGTAGGCGGTGGAAGAGCAGGACCGTACGACACGGATGCTTTTAAGCGCTCCGGGGATTAACAAACAAAGGAACGTGATGAGTCAGACCAAGACCATTTCAGTTGGATTGAAGTTTGAGGGGACTGTGTCCGTCGCCGTGCCTGAGCATTTGGGTGACCTGGACGCTAAGGCGATGGCCGAGAACATGGCGTTGGCCCGCATTCTGGCGGTGACCGACAATCCGGATGCCCCGGACGAAGAAGCTGTTGCGTCGTACCAACAGACCTGTTCGGAAAAAGCCAAGAAGACTGCCGCTAATGACTGGGACGTTGCGTTGCCTACCGCCATCGACGGCTCGTGGGATCTGACCGGCGTCGTCGAAGAGAAGGTCAGCGCGGAAGACGCCCAGCAGGCCGCTAATGATGCCCGTGCAATTGCCAGCACGGAAAGCGAGATTGACGCCCGGATCGCTTACGTGGCCCTGGTGTGCTCCCGTCAGCTCTATGGGCTGGCTCTGCGTGAGATGGGACAGCGTTTGTCGCAGATCAAGCTTGCCGGCGATCGCACGCCACATCCGTCGACAATGGACGTAATGATCCAGGCGGCTACAGCTAAGGCAGGCGAGCCGTTTGACGGCGCTGACCTGCTTAACACGTTCATTTCAGCTATCGTGCCATGGATGACCGATGTGGTCGGCAAGGCCATTGTCGACGACAAGGAAGGTCACAGGAAGGCGGCTGAGGAAGCCGACAAGCGACGACGCGAAGTGATACTGTATACCGGGCTGCCGATCAACGATGGTCTGTTGCATCGCGATCGTCCGGCCATCTTCATTGGTCCCAAAGACTTGCTCCAGTTCGTGATGAGCTGGATCGACTATTCTGCCAATGAGCATGTCGATGACATGCTGCCTGGTTCGCACTTTTTGACCGTCCGGCTATATGACGCGAAGACGACGCTGGAGAACAGCGATTTCTGTCTGCGGCTTAACAAGCCGGACTGGATGAACTTCGCCGGCGGCAGCACACGGATGGACAAGTTCCGTGAGATGCTTTCACGTCGCGTTAAGCGGTCGATCGATCTTCTGATTGTCGAAGACATTGCCGCTGCCAATACGGTGGGAAAAATTCTCACTGGGTCTATGACTGATAGCGACTACGGCGGCTACGCCCCTGCGCGTATTCAGGAAGCCATGGCCAGAATCTGCGACTGGGCAAACAAGTTCGCCACCGGGGTGGTCGGCGGTATTCCCATCGGCCCGAAGATCAAGCCCTTACGCGATGAATTCCCGTCGCTTAAGGACAAGTGCGACATCTACTTCGTGGACGCTGATCCACCGATTCACGATTCGGTTGTGATCAACATCAGGCATCCCAACGGACAAACGTTGCAGTTTGAAACTACGAGACAGTCCCTGGCCGGCTCCAGCGACAAGGTATTGCTTCCGCCTCCGTCTTCGTCGATCATCGTCCCTTAACCGAGTTTATTCATGAGCAAGCAACCCGAACAACCCGAACAACCCGGACAGACCGAAAAGCTTGAGTCCGGCGATCGTCATCTGCTTATAGTCGGATTCACCACCCGACTGATTACCGGCATGACTCCTGATCCGTCCAAGCTGGAACCGCCTGAGCGGTATAAAGATCCAGCTGTCATTGAACGATGGCGCAAAGAACACACCGAAAAGCTGGCTGACAAGCTGCTGATGCAACCTTACTCGGCTACGTTCGAGACGGTGGTCATTCATGCTCGCGGCGAGACCAACACTTGGACGTACCGCGATCCGCTGGCCAAGACCGGCTATCGACTGCCCGTGGCTTTGTCGGTATGGCACTGGCTGAAAAATCTCTGGACGCCCTGCCCGTGGCCGCACGAGTCTCCACCCCGTTGGCCCAACGGCCAATCGCCGGCCGTACTGGCTGGCTTTGACATTCGCCTGTTCACCAAGATCATGGCGATGGAATGCAACAAGCCGGCCAACCAGCCTCGCAATCGCGATGGCAGCATTCGCAACGACGCACAGGCGACTTTGCCGTCGTCGTTCTGGTTCGGTACTTCGGTCAATCGCGATATGGAATCGATTGCTCTGATCAACGACAGCGAGTTCAAGGAAATTGACTGGCCGATGGTGCTCAAGCATCATGAGCTGACCGACGAATTCAAGGATTGGCAGGGACCGCACAAGAACGCGGTCTTGGACGTGGCGCTGGCCGTCAGGCTCATAGACGCCAACGGCATGATCGGTGAATTCAAGACCGAAGAAGATATACGGTAGAGCATGCAGGAACCTCTGTCTTATTTTCGTCATCCAGGCACGCCGTTGGTGCCGAAGCCCTACATGGACTTTGGCACTGCCGAAAACCTGAGCGGATTTGCTGTACAGTACCGGTTTTTCTCGCCGGCTTTGCTCTATCTGTTTGGCTTTTTCACTGATCACCACCTGGTCGATTTTCTGCGAGAGCAGAAGCACGAAGTGCCGATCTGGATGTACACTTTCGACCGGCCCATATTTGCCGGCATGGAAGATCGCGGGAATCATTCAGGGTGGAATCACACCCTGCTTGCCGTAACAACGGATCAGTGGACGGCGCTGGAGAGTTTTATCCTGTCGGTAGCCATTTGCGACTACTCCAACAAGGCAGTCTTCCGCACGGGAGCCCAGGACATCAACATTGCCGATCCGCTGTGGGTGGACCGCAACAGCGGACTGTTGTGCCCTTCTACGCCGCTGCTGCCGATAGTCGTATTCGGCGTCAACGGCAGCGCCGGATGTGTGGCACTAAATCGTCATGCCCATCCGCCGGCAGCATGCCGGTTTAAGCCGCTGGCGGAAACAGTCGGTTTCGGCAGGTACGTCTTGCAGGACGAGCCCAGGCTCGCTCATAGCGTTCTTGATACTTATCTCAGCCGACTGCCGGCTGCTGCGGTGAAGCCGGATTTTCGCGATATCAACTCCCTGGATGCTTTACACCAGCAAAGCATCCGGGATGCCATTGCACTATATAAAAAGGAGTTCGGACAATGAAGACTCATCTGACGATCCCAACGGGAGCCGTCATCACCGTCAAACTTAAGAGCGGCAAGACAATCGGCAACGACGAAGTGGCCGGCATCGAGATCAAACCGTTCTTTTCCGGCGGCAATGCTCAGGCACCGGTCGTTCACGTCGAAACGATACTGGACGACGGTTTTGTCGTTGAACGGGTTTCGCTTCTGGTCAGCGGCTCCAACGGCAAGTCGTTCCGGAAGGAATTGAAAGACTTGTCTGTCAGCGCCATACCGGCTATCGAGAAGAAGCGGGCAGCTTCCAACTCCAAGCCTGGGTCCAAGTAGCATCTAAGCCTGAGTCCGAGTAGCATCCAAGTAATGAGCCAGCAAATTGTGCCATCCCGGTTGCACTTGGCCAAGGTATTTGAGTCGGTCACGGCGTACACCCGTGAAGACGGCGGCTTGAAACTCGTGCGCACAGATCCTTCGCTGGAGGATCAGATCAACCAGTGGGTCAAGGCTACACGTAATTTGCTTGTCAGCGCCGGCGATGTAAGCTGGCTGCCTCGGCCTGACACACCGGATGGTCAGGTCATCGAACATCGTGCCATTGCGATGCTATACGTGCCCGCTGTTGAGAAGACCAATGCCAAACCCTACGGATCGGACCAGATCGCCAAGCTCCAGCCCGAAAGACAAATCATCGTCACCGCAGCCCCAACCGGAGCCAGCACCGAAAAAGCTGACCAACCGGGAGCAAGTGGAAGCCCTGATCGGCGAGCGGACTCTGTTTCGGCTTCGGAATCCGGGGCAGGTGAAGTTGGTAACGACGAGCGACGGCGACTTCGAGTCCCAGATGTTATTCCGACATCTCTCCCCTGAAACCGTTCAGCGTTTGTCTAAGCCGGAGAAGAGTTCGCAACTGTATCCGGATGCCAGGCTGCCGCAGTTTTTCACGGTCGACAGGGAGACTGATGGCGGCACGAGTATTCGCGAGTTTGCCGATCTGCAATCCATGCTGCATCACGTCCGCGAGATGGATGGTACGGAAACTGACATCGTGCCGGTGTGCGGGTGGCTGTACCCGTATTCCAAGAAGACAGACGGCGATCCTCGTATTATTTTTGCGCCGGATGGCACGGCACGACTGTTGGATAAGCGACTGACTGTGGTCACCGAGCTTGAGGCCACAGTCAGCGTTCAGGATGACTGGTACATGGGTATGCTGGAGACCGATAGTGTCTGTCATTCCGGTGAAGACGACGTTCCACCTCCGCCATTAACGCCAGAGTCGATGCGAGTGGAAGAATCATTAGCGTTCCAGGAGCAAGTCATCCCGGAAGACGAAGAAATGATCGACGTGACGCCGGAAGAAGACGTCACAGGCGACGAAGCAGAGGATGAAGCAGAGTCGGACGAGGAAGACAACGACAGATAATTAAGCGTTTCAACGCGTCAAAGAAGCGAAGGCGACTCGGTGTTTCACCGGGTCGCTTTCGTTATGCCCCTAGTTTTTGTTCGTTGAAGGAGACCAATGTCCAAGACAGATCTAGTCAGTACCACGGAGGTTTCGACAGGGGTAGAGTTGCCCGGTCTTGACCCGTCAGTCGCAGAGCTTCGCAAGGTATTCAAGCTGGATGAGCTGTACCGCAGACTGACTCAAGGCCACGTTACTCGCAACTGCATAGGCTTGGGTGCTACCTTTAGCGCCAGTGATATACCGGTGGCATTCTCCAACCGGCTGATTTACCGGGCGGATCAGGTATTGTTCCAGGCCATTAGAGATGTGCCCGCCGGCTGCATGACCGGCATGGACCATCGCAGTGTTTATGTCAGCAGCGCCAGATCGACCATTCTCAACGGCGCTCCGGTGCTAAAGTTCGACGCAGCCGATACTGCCGTGATGCTGTCGCATCCGCCGGGCGGCTACGTCAACGACAAGAAGCGGCCGGAAGAGTTTTCCCTGTTTTCGGCTTTGAACCGCGACATGACCGAGTACGCTTTCTGGTCTGTCGACGACAGGGGCCGGCCGATATTGCCTGTTTGGCATCATGCCAGGCAAATGGCAGCTAAGATGAAAAAGGGCGATTTGAAAACGACGGGGATCAAGCCCTCCATGCTTGAGGAATTAAGTCGTGGCAGCACCAGGATGTATCGATATCCCTGTGAACTTCCGATGCCGTTTCTGTCTTTCAAACCGGCATCGTCGGGATTCGGCTTCGGAGCGTTCTTGTCCACGACGTTTCAGCAGGTCAGTGAAGCCGAGGTCGCGGTCGAATCACTGGAATGTCCGCGATGTCACATCTTACACGACCTGAACGTTTTCGGGCTGCACGACGATACGGGCGTTACATTGGTCACTACGGAGAGACAGTTGCAGCTTGAGTTCACTGACGACCGCGATATATTCATCGCGTTCGCTCCGTGTGGTTGTCGTGGCAGCCTGGCTGATGGCCGTACGGTATGGCACATGTCAGACGCCAGGCCCAGGCAGTTTGTCCGTCACTTCAACGATGGGTTCAAGGCCGGCTTCTGCCGTGCCGTGTCGCGAGGATTACGATTCTACGCTCCGGCCAGGTGCTCTTACGCCGGATGCAAACAAATCAGGCTGAACATCAACGGGCTGATGAGCGATAGTCACCGATTCGACACTGACAGTGGATTTTTCGATATTCACGTCAGGCCGAATCTGCCAATGAGGCTTCAACCGGGAGACACATTAAAGCCGGGTGACTTGTTGCTCCAGTGGCTGCAGCAGCCGGCTTCCTATTTGGAATGGTGGGGCCGTCAACCTTTACAGAATTGCTGGAACAACCTTCTGGAGATTTTTCAGGACAGCCGATGGCTGGAGGTAATGCAGATGGAATGGTTCGCCAACCAGGCGATTTTACTTGACGATCAGGTGCTTCTGCCGTTTCATATTATCAGTCGGGCGGCATCCAAGCTCAAACCCGTGGGCTTGAGCTGGGATTTCGGCCGGCTGGTGGGACGGATGAACCATGCCCGGACGTTATGCCGGCTGGACCCGATCGGGATAAACCGCTGGAATGATCTGCGGCACGAGATGATGTACGGCGTCGAGTTGGACGCCAGGATCGACGATCCAAGAATTAAACCAGATAACAAGCGTCCGAGACGTCGCAACGGCGCTCGGCGATAACATTCAAATTCCGGCAGGATTACTCCTGCCAGGAAAGGCCATCCATCTGGATGACCTTTTCTTTAGCTATCAGGCCCGTTAGAATCGAATTTGTCAGTCGTGCGCAAAAGTTAATTTGTATTCGGGTATAAGGAACACCGCATGAGCGGAGAGATCAATAAATGGTGGAAGACCACCGGCGACGACAAGCCGTTGCGCGTCTACACACCGGACCCCAGGCGGTATCATTCACCGGACTCCAAGGAAATGCACGAGATGGGCGGCAGCTCAGTGGGGGCTGCGGTGATGATCCCGAGAGCCAACATCGACGGCACCAGTATGGGATTTGATCCCAACCGTGCCGGGGTATTCACCATCGACCCCGACAAACCTAATTCTGGAGGCGGCATTGCGGTCGACCCGGCCAAATTCATCAACGCAAACATCGAGTCAGCGTTATCCCGCGTGGGCCGGGTCGGTGGAGGTCGCGAGGACGTCGAATCGCAGCAGAATGCCTTCGCTGCGTTCCAGATTCTGTCTCAGCACGGCGCTGGCGCTGATCCTGACATGGCTGTGGTGGTGGCCGAAGCCGAAATCAACGCTCACAATCCGACATCACGCAGTGGCCGCCGAAGCAACGGTCGCCACGTTACGCCGCTGCAGCGACGTTCCCCGACTGCCTCGCAAATCTCCCAGCCTGTTGATGATCTGGTTCAACCTCAAGTCAAGGAAGCTTCCGTCATGCCGACTTCTTCACCACGCCGCCAGCCGCTTCGAAAGCCGGCTGCGCCGGCGAAAACGGATCAGACCGTGCAAATGAGCAATGCCCAGGCCATGGCCATGCTGACCAGCATGTTCAAGCATTTGCAAAACGGCGGGGTGCATGCTGTCGATCCTGCCAGCGCACCTGTCGAGGAAGTTGACGAGCAGCCGATCGAAGAACAGTTCGCTGAGGAGCAACCACAGGATGACCTGGCTGAGCCTCTTGAGCCGATCTACGAAGAGCCTGAGCCCGAGCCCGTGTACGAGGAGCCTGCACCCGAACCGGCTCCGCCGCCGAGGCGAGCGGCCGACCGTCCGGCACCGCGACAAGCGCCAGCGCCAGCTCAGCATATGACTGGACGCCATCCTGTCGCCAGCAGCGTGCAGGATACTCTCTCGTCCCTCCAGGTTGGTTTTCTCAAGACTACGCCTCAGCGGCCGCAGATTCGCGTTGTGTTCGGCCTGGGGGCCAAAGGCACCATGCAGACGCGGTATCACGACGCTATTGCCGGCACTGGCTGTCTGGTGCTGGTTTACGACTGCCGCTACGATGGCGGCGACATGTATGTGCCGCCGGCCGCCCCTGATGAAATCATCTCCGTTCGGATCGTCAGGCCGCCGGCACAAGAGGGCGGGGACACAAAGGTCGAGCAGTACACAGCGGCTTCCATGGGGATGGCGTTTAACATGGGACAGTTGGACTTCATTGTCCTGGTAATCCCCGAAGATATGCAGGGGGAAAGTCACCAGGCCGAACAGTCCGGTGGTTTTGAACAACCCGTTTAGGAGAATGTCATGATGGAAAAGCAAGGCATCGTTCCCGAAGAACAGCAAGTCAAGCAGGCCAGCAAGCCCGCGATCAAGCAGGGTTGCGACAGTGGCCGCTGCCCGCCGAGGCCGGACAAGCCGAACAACGCCGCCGATCGCGTCGCTGATGCTGTTGTCGACAAGATTAAGAACGGGTGATTGCGGGTAGCGGACAGGCGGTCCGTAGTTCGTTCTCAAGGATGAGACCATGGGCATGATGCGTTCACAAGGCGGCGGAGGGGGGTTGTGGAACAACCATTTCCCCAATCCATTTCTGGACATTGCTTCAATGGCAATGCCGCAGAGTCTTAAGAGCGCTCTTTACTGGGCGGAATATCTGTGGTTGAGTCAGGGCACGTACCGTTCGGCAATGGAACGGCTGGTCTCTTATTTCATCACCGACGTTGAAATCAGCGGTGACGAGGCAGGCGATGACGAGAAGGACAAGTGGAAGCAGTTCATGACCGAGACGATCGGTATTACCACGGAAATACAAAATGCGCTGCGTAACAGGTTATGTTACGGTAATTCGATGATCAGCATCATCTCTCCCTTCAAGCGCTTTCTCAGATGTCCCAAGTGCGGTAGTTCTTATCCGCTGAGTCAGGTCTACTCCAATTCGGCGTTCAACTTCACCTGGGATGACATGCACTTCGTGGCCAGCTGCCCGACTTGCAAGGTCGGTTCAGGTTTTCGCGGGCGCTGGCGGGTGGACGACAAGCCGGATAACGAGGAACGTAAGCTCCGCATTAAGCACTGGAGCCCCCACGAGATTGAGATCCTGCACGACTACTACACCGACGAGACGGCTTATTTGTGGCGAATTCCCGAAGACTACAAGGCCCAGGTTCGCCGGGGTCATCTGTTTCATCTGGAGCGTGTCAGCCAGCCGTTGATGGACGCTATTCGCAACGGACGGCTGTTTCGCTTCAATCCTGATGCCTTGTATCACATGAAGGAGCCGACGCTGGGCGGCGTGCGTAATCGCGGCTGGGGCATTCCACGCACGTTGACCAACTTTCGTCAGATCTACTACGTTCAGGTGCTGCGTCGGTACAACGAGGCCATCGCCTTGGACTACGTCATGCCGTTTCGACTGCTCACGCCCATGCCACGTGGTGGCGGCATGTCGTCCGGCAGCGGACAAGCACAGGACCCGCTCATGTCGTTCGGTGGTGCCGACATCATGAGCAGTTTGCGGTCGATGCTGCGTCGGCGAAAGAAAGATCCGTGCGCCTGGCACGTTCTGCCGTTTCCGGTCAACGCTCAGTTTATCGGCGGTGATGCCAGCAAGCTGGCTCCCCGTGACTTGTTGGATCAGGGCAACGAAGAGTTGCTGACAGCCAGCAACATACCCGTGGACATCTACAAGGGTACTCTGCAGCTGCAAGCAGCTCCGCCTGCCTTGCGTCTGTTTGAGGCGACCAACGGTCACATGGTATTTGATGCCAACGCCATGTTGCGATGGTTCGTCCGGCAGATCAGCCAAATCATGAGCTGGGAAATCATCGATCCCAAGCTCAAGCGTGTGACTATCGCTGACGACATGAGCCAGACCATGGCTCGTTTGCAGTTGATGATGGGGCAGCAGATCTCCGGCACGACCGGGCTTACGCCGCTCGGTATCGACTGGAAGGAAGAACAGCGTCGGCAGGCGGAGGAAGCCAAGTTCCAGGCCGAGGAGCAAGCCAAGACCGAAGAAGAGATGCAGCAGTCTGGCTTTGCCCAGCAGATGGCCAAGGGCATGGTCACCCCTGGCCCCGGCGGCGCTCCACAGACGTCAGGCCCTGGTGGCGGCAATCCTGCTGCCGGTGGCGGTGGCGGTGGTGGCGGCGGCGATCCTAGTCAGGGTGGCGCTGGTCCGGCGCAAGGTCCGGTCGACCAGTACCTGTCCAACATGGGTCCTAACACGCCGGTGCAGCCGCAGGACATGATGCAGGCGGCTGATACCATTGCCCAAGGCTTAATGGGTCAGCCCGAAGGCGTCAAGGATTCGCAGCTGAGATTGCTTAAGGGCAAAAATGAAGTGATGCACTCGCTGGTCAAGAGCCGCATGGACGCCATTCGCAGCCAGGCCAAGACACAAGGCGGCGCTGCCATGATTCAGCAGCAATTCGGTCAAGGTCAAGGCGGTGGTGGTGGCGGCGGAGGTGGTCAATGAGCGACAATAAGTCTACTACTCCAAACGACATGCGTGACAAAGCGCAGGGCTTGGCGCAGCACATGCTTGGGCTCAACGTCGTCGATCGTGAGAGAACGATGAACGGATTCAAACGCAGCAATCCCGTTCTTTACGGTATGGTTAAGCTGTTCATGGCCAGGCTCAGTCGTGGCGTAAGCTAGGCAAAGCTATTGACTGGATCACTAAGCTCTGCGAGGATTCCTTGCTGAACCGGCGAAGGATGCGCCGCAATGACCGACGCACCTTCCTGAAAACATTCCATTGTTGTACGAAAGGATGCGTGCATTCATGTCCATCAAACGTCTCGAAGCGGTTATCGTTTGCAGAGATTACTCCGATTTCCTGTCTGAAACCCTGCCGTGGAATATGCGGCAGTTTGATCGTGTCATCGTGGTGACCAGCCCCGATGATATGGAAACCAAAAACCTTTGCGCTCATCTCTCCGTCGAATGTCGCGAGACTGACCTGTTCGACTGGGAGAAGAATGAGGAGGCCACAGCGTGCGATACGCTGGGCGTCAAGAAGGAAAACCGCCCCGGCCGCAACAAGTTCTGTAAGAGCCGTGGCATCGACTACGGCTTGGCTTACCTGCACCGTGACGACTGGGTCGTTCACCTCGATGCCGACGTGTGGCTGCCGCCGATGTTCCGCAACTGGTTCAACTGGATGCAGCCCGACAAGGACTGCATCTACGGTATGGACCGGTTCAACTGCGTCGGTTTCGACAAGTGGAAGGGTTTTCTGTCCAAGCACCCCAAGGAAGCTGAGTTCCACCAGCACATCCGCCACTGCCTGGTCATCCCGCCCACGGACATGCCGATGGGAGCCCGGATCTCGATTAAGGAGTACGGCGGCTACGTGCCGATCGGCTTCTTCCAGGCGTGGCACGCTGGCAGCACCAACCGGCGCTATCCGCACAACCAGGGCTCGGCCGAGCACACCGACGTGCTGCATTCGATCCAGTGGCCCGCCCGCAGCCGCCGGCACATTCCCGAGATGTTTGCGCTGCACCTGGAGAGTCTCAAGCTGGGCAACATGGGCCGCAACTGGAATGGCCGGGTGTCGCAGCAGTTTGGGCCTTTCGATCCCTTCGGCATTCGCAAGCCCGGATACCTGCAGCCCCAGGCTATCCAGGAGCGCAACGGCATCAAGACGGGCAGCGGCCAGACGGCGGCGGTCGGCCGTCATCATCATCATCCGGACTATCCGCCGATCAACATCACGGTTCAGCCGGCTCCGGTCAACCCCACGCCGCTGCAGGTCAACGTGGCGGCTCCCAACGTGCAGATCGCCAATAAGTGCGAATGCTGCTGTGAATACGGCTATGGCGACGGGTTTGGTCCGACGCCGATCACGCCGTGTATTACGGAGGACTAGCTGAGTGACGACCCCGCTGGTGGTTTACACTTGCATAACAGGCGGCAAAGCGACAGACGGTCTTAAGGCAGTCATCGCTCCGCAGGATGACGCCCGGCGCAAAGTTCGCTACGTATGCTTCACTGACTCTCTCACCGAGCAGGAAGGTCTTGACCTGGGTTGGGAAATTCTGCCGCCATTGTGGCGTCACGAAAAAGACCACAGGCGTACGTCGCGATGGCACAAGGTCAACAGCCACCGTTGCTTTGACAATCCTCTTGTCTTATGGCACGACGCCACGCATCAGCTTTGCGTAAATCCTTGGGAGATTGTCGACAAGCATTTGGGCGCATCCCATGTGGCTTCCTTTAAGCACCCCCAGCGGGATTGTGTCTACGACGAACTGCAAGCCTGCCTTCATTTGAAGAAGGACGATCCGACCGTCATGGCGATGCAGGTCAATCGCTATCGCATGATGGGCTATCCGGCTCATCACGGGTTACTGGAAACCACGTTGACTTTACGACGCAACGAACTGGTCACGCGACGGTTTAACGATTTGTGGTGGCGAGAGATCGTTGAAGGCAGTGTCCGCGATCAGTTGTCCGTTGGTTATGCGTTGTGGAAATCCGAGGCCCGCGTGGCAATCGTTCCCGGCAGCAGAACCACCTGTAAGTATTTCAATTTCACCCCACATTGTCGTTGACTGTGTTAGAAGTATAATTTAGTAATGACACAAGCGTGGTTAAAAGCAAATCGTGAAAAGTACCGACAAAGTTGTCATCGTTACTACATTAAAAATCGTGAGCGGATGTTAGGCCAAACCAGAAAGTGGGCAGCTGAACATCCTGACCGGTTGAAGAAATTACAAGATGATTGGAGAAAACGAAACAGGAAAAAGTTAGCAGCTAAACGATCGACAGCGTCTGCTAAGAATTACATGCGGACTTGGCGAAAAAATAATCGCGACAAAACGAGAGCGTATAATGCAAAGCAAAGAGAATCAGACGAAGGACGTTTTAAGAGAGCTTTGAAACGTTCCCAGGAAACCAGTAGAATATACGGTTATGTAGCGTGTACCGCGACAATCGAAGAAATCAAAGCAGCGTTTACTGGTTGCTGCAACAATCCGGGTTGTCGTCTACAAGAATCGAGTCATCGCCGTCGCCTGTCTTTAGATCACGATCACAAGACAGGAAAATTTCGCGGTTGGTTATGTGCCAATTGCAACTCAGCTGCTGGTTTCTTGAACGAGTGCAGTTTTCGTGCCGAGGGATTGTGGAAATATCTTTGCGACAACACGAACAAACGTCGTTAGGAGTATATCGTGGCAGTCAGCTACAAAATCATTAAGGACTGGCTAGCAAAAGAGGCCGCAAGCCACACGGCCAAGGTCAAACACACCCAGCAGACATCAAAGCCCAGCATGGGGATGTCGGCGATTCACGGCAGCAAGATCAGCCGGCCGAGCAACACCCAGTCGCCGCACCGGCTGGGACGCCGATCGATGTAACGTAAACACAAAAGTTGATTTGCAGTAAACACGGAGATTCGTCATGTCCGATCAGAATCCAGAAGACGCGATGCAACGATCCCTTGATGCCGCCAAGCGCCTACCACCGGTGATGGTGAGTCGACCCCGTATTCCCGGCATTCCCAACGTCGCCGCCGGAATTGCCCCGGCGAATCGCCGCCAGGCAGTCAAACAGCCCCACCCCATTGAAGATGAGTTGCCCTCGGCTGTGGCGTTTCGCCTGGCGTTCCTTGGTGCTGGCCAAGGCGGCGGCCGCATCGCTAACGCTTTCCGTGTGCTGGGCTATCGCCGCGTGGCTGCCTTCAACACCACTGACGCGGACTTCAACGGCCTGGACGAAGACATGCTCAAGCTCAGCTTGGATGTCGGCGGCGCTGGTAAGGACATGAATCAGGCCCGTGCCGCCATGCGAGGCCGCGAGGAAGACATCCGGGATTTGCTGGTGCGTGCCTGGGGCACGACGATGGACTATGCTCTGATCTGCACCAGCCTGGGCGGCGGCACTGGCGGCGGCTCTGCTCCTGAGCTGGTGAACCTGGCCCGTCAGTACATGACGACCCACGGCAGCAAGCCCAATGTGGGGGCTATCGTCAGCTTGCCTACCATCAGCGAGGGCTTCACGGTTTGCCGCAATGCCGTTCAGGGCCTGGATGCGCTGCTTAAGCTCAACGTCAGCCCGCTGATCATCATCGACAACGCCAAGATCCATCAGCTCTACAAACCGGGCATGAGCCAGCTGCACTCCACGGCCAACGACACAGTGGCGTCGTTGCTGCATCTGTTCAATCAGCTGGCCAGCATTCACAGCCCGTACATCACTTTCGACCGGTCGGAGCTGGGGCAGATCCTCGACAGCGGCCTGGTGGTGATGGGAGCCAGTGACATTCAGAAGTTCGACAGCCCTGCCGACGTGGGCTCGGCCATCCGCGAGCATCTGACCAACAACGTGTTGGCCCAGGTCAACTTATCCAGTGGCACCAAGGCAGCCTGCTTGTTTGTCGGCGACCAAGACGTGCTGGATCAATTGAGCCTGGATTATTTCGAGGCAGGATTTTCGCAACTGGATCGTTTGCTGAGCACTACCAAGCCCGATCAGCCTGTGCTGCATCGAGGCTTGTATGCCGGCACCGACAAGGGGCTACAGTCGTACGTTATCGTGGGCGGTTTGGACTTGCCCACTGAAAGGCTGGGGGAATTAGCTCGCAAGGGCGGATTGAACGTGGCGTCGTTTGCCGGGCAGCAAGCGATTGCGGCTCACAGCTCGGAGGCAGTTCACTTGGGAGTGGACGATGGGAGAAAACTCACCTGATCGGGCGTCCAAGTCGGTTGCGGTCGTGCCTGTCATTTTCGTGATCGACGGTGGCGCTAACCGCACGGCCACGATGCTCGTCAACCGCTTGACTACGTTGCATCCTGGCACGATAGTATCGGTCATCGATCGCAAGATCGATCGTGCGTCCGGCAAACTGATTCCGCTCCGCAGGATCAAGTATCGTTTTCTCAGAAGAGAAGATCTGTTTCTGCATTGTGAACTGGTCGGAGTCGTTGACTTAGCCGGGGCTGATACCAGGAGTCACGGCCATGAACGAAATCCCGACATTAACTCAGCATCTCAAAGCTCAGTACGACAAGTTCTTCGCCAATTTGCCACCTATAGCACGACCGAGCTACGTTGGCATCAACGGTTACTTGGCGTTCTGCGAAAAGTATTTGGGCGAAATCAACCCCGCCGTTGAGATGTACTACCCCGGCAACAACCTGGGGCTCATCCTGGCAGACCGGACGATTGTGACGCTCGCGGAAACCCCCGAGAGCCAGGCTACCGGACAGATGGAAGAGTCCTCGGCCGTTCCTGTCACCACGGGAGATCTGGAAGCCTCCCGCGTGGTCAAGACCAAGAGCGTCCGCGTCTGATCCATTCGACTTACATTTCAGCGACTCGGAGTTGATAATGTTGCGCGACATGCCGCCGTTTCAATTCGGCGCTTTTGTTGGACTATGTACGTGTGTTGCAGTCTGGGGCGCAGTGGTCATATGGGGCATGATAAACTTTATAGCGCGTATGGAACGTTGTCGTCGTGCCGCGAGAGCGGAGCGGGCAGCTACGATGCCCGCCGTAGTAAGTTTTATTCCGCCTGACCCATCGCAGGTCATTTCAGGAACAACCTACTGCTCTACAGCTGAAACACCGGATTTGACCGATCGCCTTGTCAGCCTGCCGTTTCATCGCGGCGACAAGCTGGAGGATCGTTATTGGGCGGTTACCTGTCATTTCAATCCGATGCGATATCGCCGCAAGCTGGTGAACTACAAAAAGTTTCGCGACGGTCTGGCTGCGGCCGGCATCAAGCTGCTGACCGTGGAGTTGGCTTACGCTCACAATCCGGTCTATGAACTGGACGAAGACCGCGATGCCGACAAGATGGTTCGCGTCAAGGTCAGATCCGACAGCATCATGTGGCACAAGGAGAATTTGTTGAACATCGGCGTCAAATGCCTGCCGCCTGAATGCGACCGCGTGTGTTTTATCGACGCGGATGTAATTATGACACACCCAGGCTGGGTGGAAGACACCGACAAGCTGCTTGATACGCATGCCGTCGTCCAGCCGTTCTATCGTGTGTGGCGTCTTGAACAGAATCAGACGATCGACCAGGTGCTGAACCAGAACGACAATATCAATTATCCCGTGACGCCCGGCGGCGAGTACGGCAAATTCGAGATCGGCTGGGTGGCCAACGTAAGCCGCAACGGACATACGGCTTTGAGCGGCTGGCCTGGTGCTCCTGGGTTTATTTGGTGCATCCGTCGCGAAGTTCTGTATCACGCCGAAGCTAATAATCAGTTTGGCGGCTTGTTCGACCGCATGCTAACCGGCGCTGGCGATGTGCTGCTGGCCAGCGCGGTCTTTGGTCAGTTCGGCAGACACATAGATCCGCTACTGGGCTACAGTGCTACTGTCGTACGTGGGCGTGTTAATGCTCTGATGGGCAGCTGGCGATGGTGCTACGATTCGTGGGCTCGTACTTTTTACTCTAAGGTTCTGGCGTTGGGCGGCGTGACTTATTATCCGCAGACAATCTTCCATATGTGGCACGGCAGCCGCGCTGACAGGCAATACGAGTCGCGAATGCAGGCGATGGAAGACATGCACTTCTCTGATGTCCAGCCCAACGGAGATGGCGTACTGGAGTGGGTTGTCAACAAGCCTCGTCCGCGTAATCAGCTGCAGCGCTACTTCCAATCACGCAACGAGGACGGAGAGATGACTTCGACAGAAGTGTCGGCGATCCGTGACATTAAGATGGATTCGTCCGGCAACCCCATTGCCAAGCCGGAGGTTCATCCAGCGAGTGGAATTGACGACAAGATTATCTGCAAAATCAGACGTCGTAAGATTACAATGATTCACAAGAGGTCAGCCAGTGTCGTCAATGATCGCCAACTTGATATTTGAGTTTCCGCTTCCGTCGAACTGCGATGTCGTAAAGCCGAGTGACATCATCGGCTATTTTCGCTGTATGCGGCGGGAGTTTGTTCGCGGTGTCCGTGACCTGGCCGAGTGGGATGAAAACGGAGTCAAGTTGTTGCAGGTTTATGCCGCAGTGGACTTTGGCGGTTGGCCTAGATACTCAGTAGGTGAAAAGGAAAAGACGCCACACGTCAAGTTATCAACACCTCGCGGCCTGTGGTGGTTGCCGTTGCATTGCTTTGAAGAGATCACTGATGAAAAAACTAAGATTCTGCTCGATGCCGCAGCACGGGTTGCAGGTGGAAGAGACATTGGAAGCATCGGATGTCGAGGGAGCGGAAGCGCTGATGAGGTATTGGTGGGCAAACTCGATCCGCCGGTCGATGCTGAATGCTAACGCCACTAACATCGTGGCTGTCGACATGGGTTGCGGCTGCGGATACGGCACGACCATCCTGGCCGAAGGATTTGAGGCTTATCCGACGATCGGCGTTGACTGTGATCGTGAAGCTCTAAACATGGCTCGCCGCGATTACGGCAGCCTGGATCACGTCAAGATCGTGCAGATGCTGTTGTTAGGGCTGGATCAGGACTGGATGGATTTTGTTCCCCGCAACATTAACCTGGCTACCGTGTTCGAGACTATCGAGATGCTCAGACACCGCGATTTCTTTCTTGACCAACTGACTCGCCGGCTGGCACCTGATGGCGTCGCCTTGTTTTCCGCCGGCCTGCACCGCACGGCGGTCGACTCAGCGCCCAAGGACGGAGTCTTTGCTAATTTCCGCTACAACGGCGAGCTGCTGGTGTCGACGTTGCGACGGTATTTCAAGACGGTTATTCCGTTCGGTGTGAAGGACGACAAAGGCGTCTTCGCCTACGTCCACGCCATGAACAAGAAAATTCGGGAGGCGGCTATCGGAGCAGGACAGCCTCCCCAGGGCGGCAGGGATCTGGTCTACTGCTCTAAACCCATTAAACCGTAGGAGAACGTCATGAATGAACCGACCACGAACAAGCCACCTTTCAACGGCGATCAGCTGTTCAAGGTGATGCGATATTACTTTGAGATGTTTACTAAGTCAGCCAGCATTGCTCCCGATAACCGTGCCCTGATCAACCCCGGCGCTTTCATTCAGTGGCTGCGTGAGTACGACAATCCCGATACTGGACTGCATCCTTTGAGCGACTGTGTCGCCGACACGTCTCGCTTACTGGATGTGTCGCAAGAAGCAATCGAGTTTGTCATTCGGTTAGGCATTAGCTCCACGGGCTTGTCCAACTTAATGGTCATGTGGCCGTACCTGGTCTTGCAAGGCCGGCAGACTCGCAATGAGATTCGCAGCATGCAGATGATCTTCGCCGTATGCTTTGTTGACGGACACATAGCTCCGCTGGCCCAGGTAGTTCACCGCGACAATCCGGGACAAGAGCCGATGACTGACGCATCGGCTATTCACTTTATCAGCCATGCAGCATCAGTTTTGAATTCGCAGTTACTGACTATCGGCATCGACGGCTTGCACGACGGCAATACGGGCTACTACAAGATGGGCTGCGCTGACATTTTGACCAAGATCATGTTGACTGCCGAAGACGCAATGAAAGCCGGAAGTCTGACACCGGCCGACGTGAGCGAGATCGGCAAGCTGGTCAAGTACGTGGGGACGCTGTTTCCCGAAAAACTGCCCGAGAGCGTGCTAAGACAAATGCAGCAACCGGCTGGTCAGGCGTCAGCAAAGGCGGCATCAGGAGGATGGGCGAACTAGGCCGCAGCAATTGAGCCAATTTGACGGTATCACGCATATGTGGAGAATGAGGTCAGCAAAACGTGCTGACCTCTATTCTTTGAAACCGTACGGTCACGGAGGACCAACATGAGTTTCCCGACAACGTATTCAAAACTGGCGCTCGCCGTGGCCAATGGCAACACCACTGGCACGCTTTTGTCGGGTTACGTCGCAGAAACAGGAGACGTCAACACGGCAGTGACGGCACACACGTCGGCTGGAGATCGTTGTCAACTGGACGGGGCCGGAGGTATTTGGTTTGCTTCGGCGGGCGGTAACGGATACGGGCAGTACACTTTCAACAACAAGCCGGCCAGCCAGGACGCCAGTTTTCAATTTGCAATTCATTTTTTCGATACTACGAATCGAAATTCAGTTGTCGGCGTGGTTTGCCGCAGCGCTCAAGGCTCCAACACGGGTTATATCTTCAAGTGGAACGGGTATACCGGCAACAGTCAGTTTGACATTTGTCTCAACAATGCGACGGGTAACGGAACGGCTTTGGCCGTCTACGCCTTCACGCCGACAATCGGTCAGACGGTGTTGTGCCGCGCCGGGTGGAAAGGCAATCTTTTAACTCTCTGTATTGACATCCAAGACGGCAACGGAATGCGGCTGGTCGCCGCTGTCCGGGATTCAACTTACACTGGTTATGAAACCAGCGGTGGATACGTGGGTGTAGGTGTTGGAGCCTACACGTCGATTTCGTCGTCCCAAGGGCCGCATTTGCAGGGACCGTTGCTGTTTGATTCAACACAACAGAACAATCAAGTTCAAAACTCGTTCAATCCAGCGCTGCCGATCAACAAGAATCTCTCCTACGTTCGTTTGCACGAAGACTGGCGTGAAGTGTTGGCCACCGAGGATGGTTCTACGCCGGCTAACCGCACGATCGGCGTGGACGCCTGGGTGATCGGCGACAATGGCGGCTACAATGTGCAGGGCAGTGCGGCGGCCTATAATGATTACACCTATCTGACCTTGCAGCCGGGTCGGTTCGAGGGCGGGTTTAACTTGCCCGACTCGCGGCAAAATGCCTGTCTATGGTATCCAAGCGACGGGCTGATCGACCTGCACAACTTCAACTTCACGGTCAACATCGGCGTGTTCTTAACCGAGGTGGCCATCGCCAACGGTACAGGCGGCACGTTTACGCTCAGCCTGTGCGTCTATCCTGACCCGACGACTATGGCGACGGATCTGGCCGGCAGCCGTAACGGCACGGGCGGGCACGTCTACACCACGGCGGCGATCACGTTTGCCACGGCAGGCTCGACGATCAACAGCGTGGCGTATTCCGCCTACCAGATGACCGGCATCAACATCCAGAATGCTATCCAGGCGCTGGGCGGGATCTGGGCCAACGCCAAGGTTGTCGGGCCGGGCATCTACAACGGCTATTACTTCAACATCGTGGTGTGCGGCAATCCGGTGTTCAACCTGGTTAATCTGGTTTCCAGCGTAAGCAGCGTGACGGGTTCGTCGGTTGCCATGTACGGCACGCGGCAGACGCTCCTGCAGTACATCAACGGCGAAGGTTCCAGCTGGAGTTTCGGCACCGGAGCCTCTGTCACTTTTTTCTCACTAGGACACGGCAACCATGTTTTCTCCGCAATGCAGAATTCCAATGGTCTGGTTTTTCATCTTTACGACAATCTGGGATCGGGGGCTGCTTACACCAAGTCATACTACATCTCGTTCGCTTACGGCACGCCTGCTTACGCGTTCGGGGCCGCCGACAACTGGTTTGCCTTGACGTTCAGCTACTACAACGGCGAAGTCAGGATCTATTTCGACGGCTACTGGATTCCATTTGCAACCAGCGGCTATCCCGGCGGCAGTTCGGCTGGTCCGCGATGGACCGATGTTCCTGTCACCGGCTTGAGCGCTTTCGCCAATGGTTGCAACCGCACCCAGGACGGCATTGCTTTCGGTTCTAACTACGGTGTCAATAATAGTCTGGTGCAATACCAGCCGGCTGCTTTGACCTTTGGCGATATGTATGTCATGCCGGCCAACTTCCAGGGCAGCACCATCACACCGGGGGCCGTCTTGCCAGCCGACGCACCGGTAGCCTTAACAGTCAACACTGCCGGCACAACGATCGGCACGGTCAACGGGAGTCTGGGAGGTTCGGTAAGCTCGCCGATAGCGACGACCGCTGCAACGGCCATGGCGGCAGTCAACAAGACCGGCAGTGTGGTTCGCTACGGCATCAAGCTTAACTTGCTTAAAGTGGACACAACGCTGGCACATGCTCAGCCGTCTTATCTCAACGGTTCGTACACCAGCCAGTTTGTGGCGGCCGGATTTTCCGACGACGCCGTGGCCGGTGCCGGAGGTACGCTCTATTACGGCTACGTCAGCGTGATCTACGCCGAGATTGACAGGATCTGCCAGGGCGGCGCTGCGCTGCAGATCAACTTGAGTTACAACAACTTGTACACGGGTGGCTCCAGCTCCTACACATCTGACTTGACAATCTGCCAGTATGCCGCTAATGGTCACGCACACTATCCGTTGAACGACCACAATGGACCTGATATCACCTGGCCTAACAGTCAGGCCAACTACATCACGATCTGCACGGACGTGTACCAGATCGTCAAGGCGTACTGCATCAGCAAGGGTTACACGCTGGACCCGCTGGTCACGTTCGGCAACGAATATCCGAGCTACACCACAGGCACTGAATCACAGATTAACAGCATGTACGCAGCCATGTCGGCTGCGTTCAAGGCCATCGGCGTGACTAAGTTCGGCACCGAAGGCTGGACCACGGTTTTGACCGATACGACCAGCTCCGGGCTTATACAGGTTGTTCAAGCCTACAACACTGGTCATTCCGGGGCTACGGCCTTGTTTACCGACGTGACGCTGCACGACTACTCGGGCAATCTGGCCCAGGTGTTGTACGAAATTCAACAGATGCAGAACGTGTTGACGACCACGTTGTGGGTCACCAACTCGATCTCGATGTCATTAGGCGAGATCAATATTCCCAGCAATTACAGCGCTAACGGCAGCAGCCCGGCGCTGCCGGTGGCTCCGTGGAATTCCACGACGCTGCCGATGACAGCGCAGAACGCCCGTGCCGGAGCCTGGTACGCGGCATCGTTGATCACCATGCAGGCGTTCAACGCGATCGTCGGCAGTACGTTATCAGCGGTATTGCCTTCTATCAGCAGCATCAGCGCTCGCAAAACAACGTTCACGACATTTGCTTCTGGCAGCACCGATCAGTTTGTCGCCACGCTCGGACAATACGACGAGACGACTTCCAACTACGGCATCGGCTCCACCATCGCCGCCATGTGGAACAAGATACAGGGTATGAGTGTCAAGTATTGCGCTCTGAATCCGGTGTCTCCGGGCGTGTACGTGCTGGTTGCCGTCGACGGCTCAGGCGGCACATGGGTTTTCATGTCTTACTTCGTGCAGGATAAGAATCGCAAGACCACCAAGCTGGCGCTGACTTTGTCCGGCGTCGCGGCGGGCACGCTGGGGCAGTGCTGGGTTGCCGGCTGGGACGGTCAGCAGTACCGCAGCGACTACGCTGACAGTCAGGCATCGGCCCACCAATTCATGGAAGTGGCGCAGCTGGCCGGTGGCGTGGATGCCAACAGTTTGCTGACAGTGAATCTGCCGCCCCAATGTACATTGCTGGTGGAGATCAAGTCACCGGGTCCGGCGACGACTGACGTGCGCAACGGCACCAGTTACAACTTCGGTGGTTCGACTGGGTCATTGGCTGTGCCGGCTGCCAATAAGGTGCTGACCGGCACGGCCGTGGACAACACCACGGGCACATTAACATTGGCGGCAGCAGGCAACGTGCTGGCCGGCACGGGCACGTTCGGTGTGGGCGGTACCAGCGTGACTCCGACTTTGACTTTGCCCAGTGCCAACAACGTGTTCACCGGCGCTGGAGCATTCGGCGTGGGTGGCACCAGCTCAACTCCCACGCTTACCCTGCCCAGTGCAGGCAACGTGCTATCCAGCAATGGCGCATTTGGCGTAGGCGGCACCAGTGTTACTCCGACTCTTACCCTGCCCGGCGCTGGCAACGTGCTGACCGGCACGGGCACATTCGGCGTGTCCGGCACCGGTTCGACGCCGACGTTGACTTTGCCGGCGGCCAACAAGGTGTTAAGCAGCGTCGGCACGTACGGCGTGGGCGGCACAGGGTTCACGGCCACGTTGACGCTGCCCAGCGTCACCGACGTGCTGACGGGCTCCGGCTTGTTTGGCATCGGCGGCAATGGCTCCACGCCAAGCCTGACCATTCCCAGTGCCGGCAACGTGTTGTCCAGCGCCGGTACTTACGGCGTGGCCGGCACGGGTACGACACCGACGCTTACTCTGCCCAGTGCAGGCAACGTGCTATCCAGCAATGGCGCATTTGGCGTGGGCGGCACCGGCTCAACACCGACGCTCATCCTGCCTGGCGCTGGCAACGTGCTGACCGGCACCAGCTACGGCGTCGGCGGCAATGGCAGCTCCGGCACGCTGACGCTTCCCCCGCCCACCAACGTCTACTCGTACAGCTACGGCGTCACCGGCAGTCTACTGACCGGCACGCTGGTGCTTCCCGCCACGTCCGACGTGTCCTACAACACCGCGTACGGCACGCCAGGCAGCTTCATGTACGGCACTTCGCAACTGCCGGCGGCCCAGTACGTTCTGTCGGGGCAGAACTTTGGCCCAGGCGGAGGAACGGGCGGCACACTGACGTTGCCGTCCCAGTCAAACGTCCGCACCGCTGTGACCTACGGCGTGGTCGGCAGCATCTCGACTGGCACGATGGATCTGCCAAACCAGCGGTACGTTCTCACCGGCATCTCGTACGACAATGGCAGTTCCAACGGCACGCTGACATTGCCTGTCGCCGGTAACGTGGCTGGCGGCGTGACCTTCGGCGTCAACAACGCATTGACAACTGGTTCATTGGTGCTGCCGCCGGCCGGACACGTCTGGACCGGTGACAGTGGGTACGGCAACCCGGCAAGCCTGACCGATGGCACGCTGGTGCTGCCTGCCGCGTCGACAGTGCTGACCGGCACGGTCTACGGCGTGAGCGGCAACAGCTTGTCAGGCGACGTGGACTTGCCGCCCACCAACAGGGTGTACGTCGGTCTTACCTACGGCCCAAACGACTCACTGACAGGCAGCATGGAGGTGGTGAACTATCACACGCCGCCGCCGCCGACTTTGCTTGCGCCTTCATCACTGACGTTCAGCGGCGAAGGCAACAGCGGACAGATATTTGTCGTCACCCGGCCTATCCGCATCACGCTGGTGCGCAAGGCGGATGAGCAGCTGTTCTACACGCTGGATGGATCGGACCCGGCAAACAGCCCGACGCGGCAGGCGTATACCGTGGCGTTCACGATCGTATCGGCGCTGATGCTGCGGTACGTCGGGATCAGCACGGGCCAGACCACTATCTTGTTCGTCTTGTGATCTGGTGCCTTGACGCAGTTTGGCGGCAAACCAGTCGACGAGTATCATGAATGAAGGCAGCAAAGTAACGCACTGCTAAACAACTTTTGCGATAAGGAGATTGCAATGCCCGCTCAAGTAATCCACTCGGTCAACCCCATTACCATTCCCCCCGGTCCCGACAAGCTGCGCTACGACATTCATTTGACCAGCCGCATCAGCCCGCCCAACGGCGTGGTCGACGCCTCGGCCACCGGCGTGTTCCGTCACTATCGCTCCAACGACGACGGTACGGGGTCGGTCGACATCGGCGCTCCCACCGCGATCAACGTCAGCTCGGTCGACAAGCAGGCCCAGACCGACGCTGACTTTGCCACGTTGCTGGCCACGCTTAACGCCGCCGTCGCTGCCTTTGTCGCTGCCAAGGGGCTGTAAGCATGGAAGGGAGATGTCATGGCCGACGTTACATTCAACAACGCCGCGACGGACGGTGATCTGGGCAATCCCGCCAACTGGGATGCCGGCCTGCCTACCGGCACCGACAATGCGATCATCGCGGTTTCGCCCAGCGTAGGCAGCGTCTCGGCCGGCGACATCACCATCATGGCCGATGCGACCGGCAACGTAAGTTACAGCACTCCTGGAACTATCAGTTTAGACGGCGTTGGATCTCTCAGTTATGGCGAGTTCTGCGCCGGCGCTGGCATCTCCAACGTCGACGGCTCGGGAATCACGTTCGACGGCGTCACGTTCAACTCGCCGTACACCAGTTCACAAGCCGATGTCTTTAACAGCGGCACGTTTAACGGCATTGTCACAACCGGGATCGGCACAATCATCAATGGCGGCACGTTCGTGAGCGACATTGTCAGCCAGGGCTACTTGACCATCAACGACATCAGTGCTTCGGGCGGCGGCACGTATTACGTTGGCGAGGGTGACGTAATTAGCGACGGTCATTTTTACAACCTGACAGACACTTCCGGCGGCACCTATTCACCCAGCAGCTCGATCAACGTAGCCGGCACGATAACAATGAATTCAGACAGCATTACGATTACCGGTGCCGCAGTGGTTGCTTTCAACGTAAATCTGAGCGGTCCCTTCGCAAGCGACCCGTACGGAAGTTTTGAAGCCACGGGCAGTTTAACCGTGTCCGGCAGCGTAGCGGGCATACGCTTTATCACCGACGACGGTGTATCGGCGGTTTTCACGAACACGGCAATTGAAAACGAACCAACGTTCAACGGCAACACCTTGTTTATTGATTCGACGGTTTACGACGGCATTTTCAATGCTCCGGTGATTTTCACGGGCAGCAGTGCTCCGGCGGGATACAACACGTTTAACGACACGGTGACGTTCAACGACGCCTGTATCATGTCGATGTCGGCTACGCAAAGCTTTACTGGTCCGGTCATCATCCAGGGCACGGTCATTGCCGTGGCGCTGACCCAAGCCACGACTATTGGTTTCACGTCGTCGTCGACAATCACCGTGGCCGCCAATTCGACCTTGATCATGTACGACCTGTCGCAAGCCGCCGGCCTGGGACAGGGCATCTATACCGTCGAAGGGACGCCCATATACCTGACGGACGAAACTTCCAGGGCGCTGCTGTTTAACGTCAATATGCTCGGACAGCTGTTCCTGGATGATTCCAGCCCGCCGGCTGAATCAACCGTGCTGGCCGGCGTGATGTACGATGCCAGCCAGGTGGGCACTTATGTGACGCTGAGTCCGGGAGACGTGCGGCTGGGAACGGCCTTTGGCCCAGGCAATTCGCTGACGGGAACCCTCAATCCCATGTCTGGTGCTCACCGGCCGCGACTGGGTGGAGCCGCCCGGCATGCCGCCCTCGTGGAAGCCGGCCGCCACCGCAGGCACAAACCAGTGGGAGTCTGATCATGGGTTATCACTTCACCGATGCCGTCCTGGACGGCGATTTAGACAACGCCAACAACTGGTTCGACGATGACAGCAATCCGCTGGGATTCGTGCCCAGCGACGGCACCGCGTACATCGAAGCCAGTGTTGCCAGCGGGACGCTGAACGTCGGCAGTGGGCAGATTTTCATTGCAACAACGCTTGTCATAGCCGATGCGACCTTAACCGCCGCGACGATCACCGACGCCGGTGGCAGCACTTACACTTCCGCGACGATCAACGGCAGTGCCAACTTCAATAACGCAACGATCAACGGCTGCAGCTTCACCGACATCACCACCTCCGGCACGAACAACTGGGCCACGCCCAGCGTCTCCGGCTCCCTGACTGTGCAGGGCATCGACACGATCAATTGCAACAGCAGTGGCCCGATGACCAGTCTCGGGAGCGTCGAAGTTCAAGGCGGCGGCAGTCTGACGATCAATTACGCCAGCAGCCAGCTCACCGTTTCCGGTCTGGTCGTCGATTCCGGCGGCGCTCTATACCTTAGCGGCGACGGCAGCACTCTCACCGGGATCAGCACTTTGACTCTTGACGGAGCAGTGACTTTGTCGAACAACACCGGAGGAGTCGTGTTGCTTAACTTGAACATCAGCTACATCGGCACGTTATCCACCGCCGACTCCATTCAAGTCACCGGCACGTCAGTCATCGCCAGCACTCCCGGCGGCGTGACTGCCGGCTCGCTGGTGTTAGCCGGCAGCGCAACGTGGAGCGTCGCCGGCTTCATCCCGGCATTTGTCTCTTTCTCTCCCGGCGCAAACATCAACATCAACGGCGGCGGCGTCGTGGCGAGCAGCACGCCTTTTGACAGCCCCGGCAGCCTGCGACTGGGTCCGGCGATGATGACCGCCGCGTTTCCCGGCGCAGCTGCGACCCTGGCGTTCACCGGTTACACGATCACGATCAACACCAACACCACGGTCATCATGCAAAGCGGAGATGGCGGCGATCTGCAGCTGGCCGACGCCACGATCACCGTGGAGCCGGGAGCAACGCTGATTGTCGCCGACCAGGACCCCGGCAGCATCAGCGGCACCGGCTCGGGCTGGCAGATCATCCTGGCCGACGACACGGCCAGGGCCTTTTGCTTTGGCGTGAGCATCCCAGGGCATTCCCCGCTGTCCACGGCGCTGGGCGAGCCCAGCGAGTTCCAGACGATCTACCCGACCAGCTACGGCAGCAGCCGCACCGGCCAATACCGCACGGTGGCTCCCAACAATGTCCGTGCCGGCGTTGCCTACGGCCCCGGCGGATCAATCAACGGCACCATGGGTGTATCCCCGCCGTCTCCGCCGCCGCCACCGGTTGCAACCCTGCTGGATGCGCCTCACGGCAGCTATGCCTCGTTCCTGCCCAGGGCCGGCGACCAGATATTCATGATCACCAGGCCGGTGTGGGTGACGCTGGTGGCTGATCCCACGGAGGACTTGTATTACACGCTGGACGGCACTGATCCCTTGAGAAGCAACACGAGGCTGCTGTACACCGTGCCGTTCTACGTATTGGACCCTGGAACACTCATGTTCGCCGGCACGATCTCCCGCCTGACAACTATCTTGTTCCTCAAGCCCTGACCAGCGCATTTGTCTGGAGCGGCTGTCTCTGGTTATGATCCACTTGCTGCAATGGATTGCGGCCTGTCCAACCGAAAAGGAATTCGAGATGAATCAGACCCCCAAACTCACCCGCACCATGTTGTCCAAGGCCGCCAGTGACCTGGCTGCCCAGGCCCCCCTGCTCGACCGGGTACCCCTGAGGCAGCTGGCCCTGGCCATCAAGTGGGCTGGGTACCGGCCTGCTTACCGGGCTGTCTACCCCACCGGGACCCCCACCCACTGCACCAAGCTGGCCGTGGCCCTGGTCAAGCGGGCAATGGGCAGCATGGCCGGCAGCTGCGGGTCCATGGGCATGGCTGGGTCCAGCCCCGCCCCTTCGGCCCCGAGGGTGACCACCCCCTCCAGCTTCTCGGGCAAGCCGGCCGAGGCCATGGGGTTTGCCAAGAAGGCCGGCATGGGGGAAACGTTCAACAACCTGGTAGCCAGTCTAAAGGCCAAAGGTCAGCAGATGGGGCAGAATCCCCTGGTAGCCAGTCTAAAGGCCAAAGGTCAGCAGATGGGGCAGAATCCCCTCGGAACGGGGCTGGGAGCTGCAGGCGGTGCCTTGGCTGGCTACGGAGCAGGCGATCTGATCAGCCCAACCGGCGATGATGACGAATCCACCCGCATCCGCAAACAGCGTAAAGCCATGCTGACTGGCCTGGGTGGTCTGGGAGGTGCCGCAGGAGGCAGCTCTATCAGCGCCCAACTCGGCCAACTCGGCTAGACCCGGATTTACAGGAACACAGCTATGAACAAGACAGCCAGTCCAGGCCAGCAAGCCAGTCCCGGTTCCCAGCCCACGGCAAGCCCCCACTCGCCGGCTGGACCCGGCCACATGGGCTCCGCCCCCATGGCAACTCCCGGAGCGGGCCACACGTTCAGCAACATGCCCTCCCTGCGGCCCAGCTCAGGCTATGGCGGCGCTGGGGGGATCAGCCCCGGCAAGCCCCAGGTGCAGCAGGCCACGGCGGATAACCTCGGGGCACAGGCAGCCCAGGCACATATGGCCAATCACATGTCCCAGCTGGCTGGCGGCAAAGGGCAGGTTATGCCGGGAATGGGGGCGCAGGCCGGCATGGGAGCGATGCAGCAGCCCCCGGCGGTTTCTCCGGCCATGATGCAACCGATGCACCCCCAAGGGAGATATCCAGTGAACAAGACGGCGTTTGACCTGTCCAAGATGTTTCAACCCGGCAGTCTTAATCAGGCGTCCGGCTGGTCGACCGGCCAGTCAGCCGGCCAGAGGCAGTACGAGAAAGCTGTTGACATGACGGCCGTGCGGCAGATGGCCAAGGCAGCGTTCGAGGCAGTGACAGCCGGTGAAACGACCCGTACCGGCCTGGATGCGGCATTGCCGGCCACCAAGACGGCGACGGCGATCACCGGCATGACCACTGGCACGACGGCACAACCGGGTGCCGGCATGTCAGCCGGTGGGCCGGCGCACGCCGGACACATGGGTTCGGCGCTGTCCACTTTCGCTATTTTATCTCAGCAATTGAAGTTGGCAGGTGCCGGAATTGCACCCGCTGGAATGCCGCCGCCGCAAGCCGGAACTGCCGCTCCGCCGCCGATGTCCGGACCTCCTGCTCCGCCCCAGGCCCCTCCAGGAGGTGCTCCCGGTGGTGCTCCGCCTGTCGATCCGTCGCAAATGGCCCAACAGGCACAGGCCAGCGGTGCTGCGCCACCGGCAGTTCCGCCGGTTGACCCCAACACCGGCCAGCCCATTGGCGGCGATCCGTCGATGCAGATGATTCCCGGCTCTCCGGGGGCTCCGGCTCCCGCCGCTCCGCCGCAGATCACGCCGCCGACGCAGACCAACCCGGATATCGCCTTTCAGATGGGCCAGTTGATGAGCGACGCCCATGCTCCGGCGGCTGCCGGCGACGACATGAAGAACCAGATGATGGTCACGAGCAGCGACGTGATCGGCTCTCTCTACAAATCAACTTTTGCGAAGCGAGCCGAAGATGGCGTGTCGGCCGACGCCAGCAACATGGCCGGCAATGCCGCCATGCTGCCCTTCCGCACGCTGGGCAACGCCATTCCCGGTGCTTTGCTGGGCAGCGGCGTCGGTGCCGGCCTGGGTCTGGTCAACTCCGAGCATGGCCATCGGGCCAAGGGCACCGGGCAAGGTGCGATGCGAGGGGCCTTGACCGGCGGAGGAATCACTGCCGGCATGGCTCTGCCGCACCTTATCTCTAACGATCTGGCTAATCATCCCAGCCTGGGTCTGACGGCAACTCTGGCCGGCGGTGCGTTGGGCGGCTACGGCGGCTGGAAGCTGACGGATGCCTTGCAGGGCGGCGGCAAAGACGAAGATCAGGGCCAGCAGATGCCCAGCGAATCCGACATGCACAAGGCCGCCTCCCGTAAGTGTGAATGCGGCAGTGACATGAAGGGTGCCTGGTGCCCCGAGTGCCGCAAGTTCGACTGGGCCAAGAAGCAGGCATGGCAGGACAACGCCGGCCCGAGGCTTTCGGCCAGCACCGAGAGCAAGAACATCGGCTTTGCCACCAAGGCCGACCACTACGACACCGGCGCTGCCGCCTGGAAGAACAGCGGGCAGTACCTCAAGAAGCCCAGCACGACCGATCACCGCATCAGCCCTGACAGCCTGATTGGCGTGACCAAGAAGGAAGCCTGCTATGCCGGCTGCCGCCGTGCCGCCCACAGGCTGGTGCAGCACAAGAAGGCCGCCGACGCCATCTTGAGCAATCCGCAGATGGCTAAAGCCGCCGTGGCCCGCGTGGTGGCCCAGCGGCTCAAGTATTCAGCCGATGCGGCGGCAATGGCCAAACAGATCGGCATGAACGTCCAGGGTCCGGCCCCGCAACAGCACGCCCCGCCGCCGCGTACCGGTCAGATGATGGCCAAGAGCAAGATGCCCATGACCGGTATGATGGGGCAGACCGGCAAGCCGCCGGTGATGCAGGCTCCACAGGCACCAGGGCAGGCACTGTCTTTTCGCCCGGCTTGAGCGGAGCAGGTCAAGCCGCCCAGGCCAAATCCTCATCAGACCAGATGGGTCAGAATCCCTACAGCGCCGCAGCCGCCGGCGCTGAGGGCGGTGCCATTGGCGGCATGAATCCCATCCGGCCTAAGAAGTCCAAGCCGCCCATGGGCGAGAACATGGCCCGCTGGGGAGCTATTGGCGGGCTGGGCGCTGGAGCCGTGGGCCTGGGGGCCGCCAAATTCCTCAACCAGGGCGAATGGGACAAGCTCGATCGCTTCGCCAAGACCGACATGACGCCGGTGGACACCTACGATCGCCGCCCGCTGGTCGACCGCTACATTCAGACCGCCAGCGACGCGGCCAGCGTGCGCCCCGGCGGCATGTCCATGCGGGACTTCATGCACCTGGCTCATGGTTCGCAGCTGTCCAATGCCCTTAATCACATTCACGGCCATGGTTGGGACACCGGCATGCTCAACCACTACGGTGAGTTTGAGCGTGGCCCGCTTTACGGCTGGATGCAGCTGCAGCATGAATCTCACGACGGTCCAAAGCCGATGTGGCCCGGCGTTGATACATTGCGGCAGGGCGTGGCTCAGAGCGGCGATCCTTATCTACACAACAACCTGATCGGCGATAACACGACCAACTACGACCAGGTGCTCAGCAAACTGTTGCCTCCTGAACAGATCTACGACAGGCCCGGCAGCTACTGGGCCAAACCGCTTGTCGACAAGGACAAGTTCAACCAGGTCATGCGAAACATCCGCTCCAGCGCCGGCCAGGCGGATTGGTCGGCTACCAGCACGCCGTCGTTCAAGATGGACCCGCAGACCTACCAGGCCCGCCTTGACGAGCAGATGATTCGTTTTCTCAAGGAGAAGGGCTTTACCCCGGCGGCTCATCCTCAGCCGCAAACCGGCTGGATGGAGAAGATCATCCCATCGGCTCCGCAGGATGACCGCACGCCGCCGATTACTTTCGGCAGCAAGATGCCCGACGTGCCCCGTGAGCAGCAGATGCAATTGCTCAATGAGTTCCGCCAGCGCATGGGTAAGACGGACCCCGGCATGGCGCTGCGGATGCAGCTGGACGATCAGATGATCGGCACGCCCGGAGGCACCACGATCACCACGGCTCCGGGCGACTATGGCGGATTCATCAACAAAGTCCGTGGAGCAGTCGGCAAGATCGGCCCTATCGGCATGGGTCTGGGCGCTGCCGGCGCTGTCTCCCTGGCTGCGTGGTGGGCAATGCGGCAGAAACGCAAGCAGCAGGAAGCCCAGGCGGCCCAGGCTCAGGCTCAAGCCCAACAAGCCCCGGAAATGGACAAAGAGGGCGGCGAGGCAGCCTCAGCCATGGCCCCGGACCTGAATCCAGGCCGGGCGATGACCTTGCGAACCCGCAGGAAGGGTCTGCCCGCTCCGGAAACGGCCCTGGGAGCTGCCGGAAGCTCAAATCCCTACCTACATACCCCTAAAACGCTCTCCGTGCGTCCTACAGCCCCTTCCGGCATAGAGAATACGGCACTGGGAGTGGGAATCGGCGGCCTGGGCCTGGGCGGTGCCCTGTGGGGCTTAAACAAGGGCATCAGCCCCGAGGACGAGCAGCGGGTGCGGTCGTTCACCGATCTGGCTGGCAGTGGCACGGCCAAAGACCCCCGCAAGCTCTACGACGAATACGTGGTCCGGGGCAGCCAGGCGGCGCAGACTCGGCCCTGGGGCATGAACACCGGGGCGCTGATGAGCGCAGTCAACGGCTTCGTGCCTAGCTTGCGGCACGCCAGTGGTCAGGAAGTCTCCGACCACTACACCGAGTTCGCCAAGGGGCCGATCCCGGCGTACATGCAGTTGCAGAAGGAGCACGAGGGCTGGCTGGAAGGCGTGCCGGCGATGAAAAACTACCTGACGGCCCAGCATGCCGGCGATCCAGCCAACATGGACGCGATGACCCAGGAGAAGATGTACCGGGGGTTTGATCCCTGGCTCAAGGCCAACAACCCGGCTCAGTGGGCGGCCAAGCAGCACGAAGAGTCCTACGGTTCAGCCAAGGGCGGCTGGATGCAGGACGCCTTGCAGCGCTACCACGATCACGCCACCGGCACGATCGACTTGCTTCGCAAATGGGGTCCGACCGCCGGCATTGCCGGCCTGGGCCTCGGCGCTGCGGGCCTGGGCTTGTGGGCCTTGCTCCGCAATCATCGTCAGCAGCAGGCGGCACAACCAGCGGCAGCTTCCTTGCAAAACTCCCGGCAGGAGGATAATGAACTAGCCGAGGCGGATCGCAATCGGCTTGCCATGTCGCAGGTCAGAGCCGCCTGATAAACAACCTCATTTTCGTTTACGGGAAATCACATGACAACGGAAAGAATGATCAGCTATCTCAATGTCAGACTGGCACCTGACGCTGTCAATCCTCTATTGTTTGCCGAAGATCCGGGCTGCGGATGCTGCGGCGGCACGATCAATATCACCGAGGAGCAGCTGGACAAGTTCATCGGTGAACTGACCGATGAGCTGGCCAACGCCAGACAAGTAAAAACACAATGGATTTCGCTCAAGGAGAAACATCATGACCACGCCTCAACCTCCAACCCCCCTGCTCTGTGACTGCATAGGCTCGGTCGTCGGCAAGCGTGTGCGGCTGACCAACGATCTGACCCGCTACCGCCCTGGGCTTATCCCCGGCATCCTGGGCCTGGTGTTAGGCTACGGCGACTACGGTGTGATGGTCCGCTACGACAACGGCCAAACGCTGGACACGCTGGGCCACGGCCTGGAGCTGGTCAACCCCGAAGACATTGCCGAAGCCCAGGCGGCTATCGACAAGCGGTGGAAGGAGTTGATGGCTGCCGAGATATTCACCGTTGCGTTGGGCATGCACGGCGGATTCCAGACGCTGGTGGTTAAGTTGTCTGACAACCACAAGACCATCATCGGCGACAAGGACGAGGCCCGGAAGGTTCTGGCTCACCTGCTGGCCGCCGGCAAGGTGCCGCTGACGGACTGGGACTCTCGCAACAAGCACCGGCGCAGCAGCTTCATGGACGACGCAGCCGCCGACGCCAAACGAATAGTAGAGACGAAAGGAGCTTAGCTGTGGGCATCTACATCTACTATGACCCCCGGACTTGTCCTTATCCCGACTGTGCCTGTCGCGGCCGGACTCACAGCCACTGCTACGGCCCAAGCGGCAAAGTATATCCGTATGAGACGGATCGCGAGCGCCGGCTGCGTAAAGCAGCGATTCGCTGGTATCAGGACGATCGCCTGTGGATTACAATCATGCTCCTGGCGGCTATCATCACAGCCGTCATCGTCGTTTATTCTCACCCGGAGTGAAGAGCATGGACCCCTACAGAGGTTTTTTTCGCAGCACCCGGTTATCCCAGTCCCGGCCGACTCCTTCGGTTCCCGTCCCGCCGTCCAAGGTGAGGAAAACGATGCTGCCTGCCAGGTACGTGATCCAGGCAGCGACTCGGCCGGTTCAGACCAAGACTCGGGCTAAGACTCAGGCTAAGACCCGTGAAATTCATTTCTCGCCGGCCGGCCGGCGGTTGCAGGACCGGCCGGCCCGAATCGTGGCCCTTTATAAGACGTTCAGCGGACCAGAGTTCGTGGAAGCGTCGCTGGCCAGCGTTTACCCGCACGTGGACGGTATTGTCATGGTGCATTCGCAGACGGGGTGGGACGCCAGCTCGGGCAACACCGTGGTCGACCGGGCCAGGGCCTGGTCTCAGCAGAACGACCCGGCCGGCAAGGTTCATCACCTGCCTTCCTCGTTGTCAGAGCAGCCCGCCCAGTACGCGGAAGGGCTGAAAGCCGCCCGCCGTCTGTTTGACCCTGATTTCATCATGCTGGTCGACACCGACGAAGTCTGGGAGCCTTCGCAGCTTGCCCAGGCTGTACAGCGGGTGGCCGCCGACCGTGAGCATTGCCGGTTTACCTGCTGCATGCGCACCTACGTCAAGTCCCCGCTGTACCTGGTGCGTCCGGCAGAACGGTGCTGCCCGACGATTTTCCTGCGCAACGTGCCCGATCTGGTCATACACGGCCCTCGCGGCAATCAGGTTGGCCCGACGCTCAAATGGCAGGATCTGTATTTCCATCATTTCACCTACGTGCGGCAGGACGAGGCCAGCGTGTTCGCCAAGATCCGCACTTCGGCCATCGGTGATATCGCCAGCAACGTGGATCTTGACGCCTGGCGGCGGGATAAGTGGGACCAGCTGCCGTTTGCCGTGAACTTGAACACGACGGTGGGGTATGAGTCGAGCTGGGCGAGGGTGGTGCCGGTGAGCCGTCTGGATATGCCCCTGGCGCTGCAGGATCATCCGCTGATTCTAAATGCCACGAATGACCGCAATGCTTCGCTGGCGGCAACGGTTCGGCCGGTCAGTATTATCGTGCCGACCTGCCAGCCCCGTGAACAGGTTAAGCCGCTGTTGGATGAAATCGCCCGGCGCTCGACCAGCGTGATTGCCGGCCAAGGTCAGGTCGTCGCCACGTGCCACAACTGCTCGGCGGCGGTCAATCGCAACATCGGTCTGGACCAGGCGGTCAACGACCTGGTCATCATGCTCGATGATGACATTGCCGACTTGCCCATGGGCTGGGACCAGCGGTTGGCGGCATCGCTGGAGAACATGCCGCACGCAGCCATGGTTTCGGCCCGGCTGATGGCCCCCGGCGGCAACGTCGGCTATCTGATGGGCGACGCTTCGCTTGTCGTGGGGCAGATGACCAGGGCCGCCGGGCGCAAGCTTCCAACTGCCTGCGTGGCTTTCCGCAAGTCTGAACTGCGGTTTGACGAGCAGTTTATCGGCTCCGGGTTCGAGGACGATGACTTCTGCCGCAACCTGGCTGTTCAGGACCCGCAGGCGTCGTTCTGGGTCGACAACGGGGTCATGGTCACCCACCTGAACGAGATGAAGAATCAAAAGGGCGAGAACTGGAAAAAGAACGAGGCGTATTTTAAGAAGAAATGGAGTTCGCGATGACCCCTTGCGCTGTTGTCGGTCTTGAGCCCGGCTGGAACTGTAATGTCCACTGTGTCATGTGCTACTACGTTCGTGATCCGCGTCTGGGCACCAAGGAGCACAAGCCGCTGGAGGAAATGTGCCGGGAGCTGGATGCGGCCAAAGCACGCGGCTGCAGCCGCATGACAATGGTCGGATACGGCGAGCCGACGATGTACCCGTATTGCCTGGATGTGATCAAGTATGCCGTGTCGATCGGCATGGCTGCGGCCATGATCACCAACGGCCTGACCGGCACGCAGTTTTACCAGAAGCTGTATGACGCCGGCATGGATCACGTGCTGCTGTCCATGCACGATCTGGGGGAAAGTCTGGACCGGATTATGGACGCCAAGGACGCCGGCAAAAGGCAGGTCCGGTTTCTTGAATGGTTAAAACAGACAGGCTATCCGTTCCGCGTGAACATGACCATTCAAAAGCTCAATTATCGGCATCTGCCCGAGGTTGCCGCTGCTGCGGTCGACTACGGTGCCAGGCACGTCGTTCTGCTCGGCTATCTTCCGCATTACGTGAAAGAGCATTCTGAGTTTGAAGAGATCGCGATCAATCCGGTGGACTCTGCGCCTTACATTCAACGGGCTGCCGACCTGGTGCTCTCCGCCGGCCGCATGCTGACCATCCGTTATCAGCCGTTATGCGTGCTGGAGCCCTGGTACTGGCCTTATGTGGTCAATGCCCGCTACGTGCCGTTTGATCCGTGGGAGTGGGACAACGGGCATCACGATCACGACTCGGAGAAAGTGTGGAAATTCGCTTTGCACCTGGGCGACAGCGTGGCGGTCAAGGGGCTGCCCTGCGACCCGTGCAGCCTTAAGCTTCACTGCGGCGGGTTCAACCGGGTTTTTCTCCAGCACTACGGAGGCTCGGGCATGAAAACCGTCAGCCTGTCGCAGGTGCCGGCGGAGTATCACGACTCCCTGCCCCGGCGTGGCGGCCTGCACGATCTTAATCCCGCCAATTGTCATTGCGGCTCGTTTCGACCCGAGACCCTGGCGAGGCAGGCGCAGGCCGGCTTCCCCATCAGCTCTGCCGTCAGCTCCGGAATATCCCTGCCGGTAATCCCGTGACACCGCTGCTGTCAGTGTTGATCGCCTCCCTGGACAGCCGCCGGCTGCTGCTGGACAGGCTGCTGGACAGGCTGCGGCCCCAGGTTGACGCGGCGGGCGGCAAAGTCGAGATGCTGGTCCACGCCGACAACGGGGAACTCACGGTTGGCCGCAAGCGGCAGGAGCTGCTGCAGCGGGCTGCCGGGAGACACGTCTGTTATGTCGACGACGATGATCTGGTCAGCTGGCATTACCTGGCCGGCATCCTGGATACCCTGGTGTCTGACCCGGACTGCGTGGCAATCTGCGAACACCGGTTTGACTCCTCTGCCCGGCTGATCGGCCGGCGGCTGATCTCGTTGCGGCGGAGACTGGCCGGCCATCGCTGCCGGGATGTCAATCACCTGACGCCGATACGCAGGGTGTTGGCTTTGCAGGCCGGCGGTTTCAGCGACATGGGAGCCAGCGAGGACGTAGACTTCGGAGCGAGGGTGCGCCCGTTGTTGATGACAGATCAGCTGGCTGATCCCCGGCAGACTGTCTATGAGTATC